CCTTGTTCTTATTCTTATTGACCATGGTTTTATAATAAAACCTCTTATTATTTATATGTTTTAATTATCAAAATATATAAATCACATAAATAAAAACATGTTTGCGAATATATCTAAAAACAACGTGCCTTATTATATCATAGTATAATGAAAGTCACCCTTATCAGTTATCAAAAATCCGCGATCGATATTTCTGGATCATTACAGGATCTCATCGCGTATTGCGCAAAGGTATCCAATCCATCCAACCAAATGAATACAGAAACCAACGAAAAACTCATTCGATATTTGATTAAGAATGAACATTGGTCGCCTCTCGAAATGGCAAATATATGTTTGGAAATAGAAACCACGCGTGATATTGCACGTCAAATCCTAAGACATCGCTCTTTTTCGTTTCAAGAGTTTTCTCAGCGCTATGCAATTGCAGATCTTGGATTTGACGTACGAGAATGCCGTTTACAAGATACCAAGAATCGTCAAAATAGCATTGAGAATAAAAATATGGCATTGCAGGATACTTGGGAAACGGTTCAAGATCGTGTCACAGAGACGGCAGAAGCGGCTTATAACTGGGCCATAGAAAATGGTATTGCCAAAGAGCAAGCGCGCGTAGTTTTACCAGAGGGAATGACGAAAACCAGAATGTATATGAATGGCACATTGCGTTCCTGGGTACATTATATCAAATTGCGTTCAGGCAATGGAACACAAAAAGAGCATCAGGAAGTAGCCATTGAATGCGCAAATGTTATTTCTCAGATTTTTCCTATGATCAAGGAATTGGTTGGACAATAATCTGTTATAATACGGGGATGGGTGGGCCGATGACTGGTTCCACGATTGGGGTTTGATCATCCCATCCAGGCTCCATAGGCGGAGCAGAAGGTTCGAGATTCGACACATCTGATTGTGTTACTTGAATCAATTCGTCGGCTTTCTTAATTAACTCCTCATTAATATATTTATCATCATCCATATCCATAGATTTATTATAATTTTCATCGGGCGTCTTGTTCTCTGATTTTCGGTCAACGAACATGGTCTTTAAAAAATCCCAGTACTTTTTACCTGGAAACGTCATATAGATCACGCCAAATATCATAACAATAAGCGCAATAGATATAAACATCATGACCTCGCTTAACTTAAAATTTCCAATCACAGATGCTGCTTGATCCTTTACGGAAGAAAATTCAAGACCAGCGAATATCAATAAGAGAATATAGGTGAGCCAATTAAAACATTCATATACGGCATTCATAATTGCATTGAATGTGAGTAGAACCCTCGCAAAAAAATCTTCCCATGTCCCGGGTTCACATGTGTTTCTCTTTACTTTGCTTTTGGTTTCCGATATATATTCACGCATTTTTATAAAGGTGCCAAAAAACCTTGTTCCTTTATAAAGGGGGAGAGCAAATAAGGAATAAAAGATGATATAAATGGCTGTTAGTATCCCTCCAACAGGAACACTCACAAGCATGACAATAAAGAATCGAATAATGTTTTTAATCACCATCCAAACAATGCCTTGAATTGGAGGCATAAACATGGATGTTAAATCTCCACGCTGTAATGCTTTCATCTTTTGTGCAGCCAATTCTTTTTGGAAGTTCATAGTGGATATAACAAATAATATAAATACGATAGCAAGCATGACAGACAATGTCCTATTAGCCGTGTTCCCATTTAAGAGATCTATCAATAAGTTTTTAAAGGCCAATATAAAATTGGTAAACACGTAAAAGAGAAACAAAAACAATAAGATAAAACATAGTGTAGCATTGAAATAATGACTTGTCCATTCAGGAACGATATCCAATAAGATTTTATCAATCATTTCAGGAAAGAATAGGGAAAATTCGAAGAAGTATAGAAAAATATCATAGAGTGGACCAATATTTACAGAATCTTGCGCTAATTGTTTTACTTTATCTCTAGAAACGGGGATGAGGTCAATTCCATCGGTTTTACGATAATACATTAAGAAGAACCAATTATAAATAATGATTCCGGTGAAGGTTAATGCCTCGGCTAAGCCTAAATATTTTTCGATTAAAAATTTCTCCCGTTCATTATCACCGGATTTCGTTAATTTATTCGCAATGGTTTCAGCCGCATTTTTATTAAAAGATCTGAAATAATCATAACAGTAATTTATAAATTCAATAATTTTGGGGCGTATATCATCGCTTTCACTATCTAATCCTTTATCTTTAACACAATCAATGCATCCTTCATAATCAGCATCAGTAAAAAAAGAGAAGTTCTCTACCGTTTTATTGGTGAATATGTTTGCGAATGGATTAGATGCTTCAACGGTTGGGGGGGAAGGTTTCGTTGGGGCGGGCTCTGCAATTATCGGTTCATTCGATAATGTATCTAGCAATTCAATATTCTTATAATTGGGAATCTTTTTCTTACGGTTCTTCTTTATTTTTTTTAATTTATAGTTCATATTCATGATTTGAAAATTATCATTCATTTGTATAACGTTGTCTTATAATATACAACGTTATAATAAACTATTTCTAAAACCGAATTAACGAGTATATAACATTCCGGCATTTCCACCAATAAAGGACAAAATATTATATCTCTCTTCGAAAACGGTCATATTGTAATTATATTCGTACAACCGCCAATTCGACTTATTAATTCCAATAGGATTTCCAGAAGGGTCGCAGATAATATCAAAACTAGAATTTGTCGTATCGATGGATGGAATCGTCGTTGTCACCTCTAATTCTATGTTTCTGAATTTACTTAGATTAAGTGCGCCCGAAGGTTGATATTCAAATGGGCTTGTATTTAAGCAAAAATTATAACAATAGAGTCCCTCTTGAGCAGAAGATTGGGTTCGGGTATATTTTTCGACATAATCATAAATGCCTCGCTCCAATGTGTTCTCTCTATATTCGCCATCCAAGAGTATACCCATATTCACTAAAATATCCTTTATATTTGCTGGCTGAAAATCACCAGTGATCGTGATGCCGCTATTCAATTTATTATTCACATGAACTCCCATTCCATAAGATAAATCGATTTCAGTGCCACGTAGTGGCGTGTTCGATGCCAACATAACATTCGCAGGTAGAGTACGATAAGGCCAATTCGTATAATTGCTCCATTCATTTCTTAGATTTACGTCATTGCGTTGAAGATAAAACATCCAATTTGAAATCATTCCATTTGAAGTTAATTTCACGCGTTTGGAGCCCGTCACGTTCTCAAAAAAGTAATTGAATACGTCTTTAACCAAATATACTTGATCGTCTCTTGCAAATAATTGGGCTTCGTCTTTCGATAAGAAACAATAGGTGGAGAGTAAATGTATATCGGCATTCCATGTAGATACTTGATTAGTATAATCCTTTGGCTTTAAATAAGGCGATGGAGGAGTTTGTAAAAATCTATACATTTGGAATCTGGATTCATTAAAATCAGGCTGAATATAGGGGTAGTTATATTGAATATCGAAAGGATCACGCACTTGAAACAACTCTTGTATAGGTCGAAGCGTGACCGATATATTTAATTCGTTATACTGGAGTGCAATCAATGGAAATGCGCACCCCGAATTCAAAGTAAACCATGTATTGATAGGTATATATAAATTTCTACCACGAATAGATGGTTCAGAACCTGTGGCATTCGTAGTAAACGATGCCGAAGGATAATTATTTAATCTTAAATGGGCTACGGCGGGATCGTTTAATTCAACCACATTCCCCGTCATTTTATTAAAGAGTTCTTTTTTTTCAGAAGAGAAGTCACGATCTACCATGGCGGCCAAATAATCGCCCGTATATCGTTGTAATGTGAGAGAACCACAAGTGATCAAAACCTCTTGTATCATATGCGTGCCGATATTTTTCATCCATCTAAACTCATATGGAACCCAAAAGTTATCGGTTTCTGGGACCGGAGGATAAACAGGACTCCATATATCAGGAAGCGTCATTACCAAATAAGTATCCATTAATAATTCCGCATAACGAGGCACCTTAAACGTAAACGTCGAGGGTTCAGTTAATCGAAGATCACGAACTCCATCATAATCGAGTCTAAATTTTTGTAGTCCGAAATTACTATATTTGGAATAGGTAACTTTAAAAAACGTTTTACTCGGGTTTCCGGTTAAGATGATATTATTGTTTCCTACAGCAATTATATTTAGTAATCCGCCGGCCATTATATATTTACCAATATATATATTTTTATTATATTTGTTTGTGTATACATTATATACTCAAGGATGGAAATATATAGAAAAATAATAATTGCGTTAATTGTCCTAATCTTTACCTATATCTTAATCAGGCTAATCAAAAAAAGGAATGAAATTTTGCATAGTAAGGAATCATTTATTCCGAATATATTTTCGTTTCAGAAAACACCAGACGATCAGGTTGCCGCATTACGAAACACGACCCTTCCAGTTACACTTAAAAACGTCAACACTGGCCAGGCGGATCTTCCTCTAAGAGAATATTGCATGAAAGGTGCTTATAATTCTGCTTTTACTGGAAAATATATTAGTTTAGATATGGTTAATTATGTATTATCTAGGGGGGTTCGTTTTTTGGATTTTGAAATCTATTATATTTTGGATGAAAAATCGGGAATATCTAGCCCTATGGTTGGGTATACCACCGATAATATAGCAAATAATACAGATAAAAACAAACCGATAACATTAGAGAGTGAAAATAACATATTATTAGATAATGTATTATCCGCTGTTATATCGAGTGCGTTTTCAGAAACATCTCCAAATAATGCCGACCCTCTATTTATAAATTTAAGAATAAAAACAAATCAACCGGAAATCTACGAAGCAGTTGCCAAATCCATAGATTTTGCGTTAAAGGCCAAGTTATATAAAGAACAACTAACGAATAAAACAAAAATGAGCGACATTAAAGGCAAAATCGTAATCATTATCGATAAAACGATCAATCGCAATTATAAAGATTATACGGATTGCAAGGATAAGAGTTCACAATGTTATGATTTAAAATTATATACGAATGCAGAATCTGGAAGCGAATTTATCAATTTAACCAATTACCGCACGCTATTAAATCAATGTTCCAATTCAGTGAATATTTTAGACGATGAGAGCAATCTCCATACAGATGTGAAACGAATAAAATTAGCATTGCCAGATACTATCCCAAGAAACGCTAAAAACCCTAACTTTAGTCAATTCGTAGAGAAATATGGATGCCAAATCGTGCCTTATAAGTTTTACTCCAAAGATCCCGAATTGGAAGATTATGAAATATTTTTTAATGAGAACAAAAGTGCATTTGTCCCATTAGCGACCGGGATATATTACTATAACAAAATGAATTTAGCGGCATAATTTAGGTATAATAAAATATTGATTCGATCATTTTATTATAGAGCAATATAGTAGAAGGAACACATTATGCCAAAGTATAATTCGAATAAAACAAGAAAGAAATTTGATATTGATGTGTGTACGAATAAAATGACATTTGAAGAGTGTGAGATCGAAATATTAAGACAGGCTGTGAAAGATACCGAAGATATTGCCGGTAAAAAAATATCAAATAGCGAAGAAATGAAAAAAATGATAACGATCGTGGAAGAGTTTATTCAAAAAAAGAAACTCTTATGCTATGGGGGCACAGCGATCAATAACATATTGCCAAAACACGACCAATTTTATAATTACGAAGTAGAAATACCAGATTATGATTTTTATTCCGCGAATGCCCTAGAAGACGCAAAAGAGTTGGCGGATATTTATCATAAAAATGGATATTCAGACGTAGAAGCAAAATCTGGGATGCATTATGGCACCTTTAAGGTATATGTGAATTTCATTCCGATTGCGGATATTACGTATATGCATAAGGGTCTTTATGACAAATTGATGAAGGAATCGATCACCATTGCGAAGATTCATTATGCGCCTGCCAACTTTTTAAGAATGTCTATGTACTTAGAACTATCTCGTCCTGCTGGAGATGTTTCTCGATGGGAAAAGGTATTCAAACGTCTACAACTCTTAAATAAGCATTTTCCTTTAAAACCGGAAAAAGATTGTGAAACGATAGATTTCCAACGCAGCATTGGCAAAAATGATAGTGATTCTGAAAGACTTTATTTAACAGTACGTGATTCATTTGTTTCGCAAGGTGTCGTCTTCTTTGGCGGATATGCTACCCACTTATATTCTAGATATATGCTTGAGAACGAAAGACGGCAAGTTAAAAAAATACCAGATTTTGACGTATTGTCCGAAGATATTGAAAAAACAGCGTCTATCCTGAAGGAGGCATTAGAAAGCGCGAATTTTCATAAGATAAAAACTGTCAAACATGAACCTGTTGGTGAAATTATTCCTCAACATATCGAAATCAAAGTAGATAATAATACTATTGCATGTATTTATAAACCGATCGCCTGCCATAGTTATAATAAAATTCATATTGGCGGAAATGAGATCTTGGTAGCCACGATCGACACGATTCTTGCGTTTTATTTGAGTTTTACTTATGCAAGTTCTCCTTATTATAATAAGGATCGTCTATTATGTATGGCAAAATATCTATTTGAAGTTGAGCGCCATAATAGATTGGAACGCCGTGGATTATTAAAACGGTTTAGTATCAACTGTTACGGAAAACAGACAACAATGCAGGACATTCGTGCTGAAAAAGCAGAAAAACACAAGGAACTGAGTAAACAAAAGAATGGGAAGGAATACGAGATGCGATTTTTAAAATATAGTCCAAAACCCATCAAACCTCCGAAGAATGTAAAGATTACAAATATTGATGTCGTGTTAGAGAACAAAGGCGAACCTGTGAAGGAAGAAGTTTATGAAGAGAAAGATGAAACTCCTGCCAATAATGATAAAGAATATCTATTTGGTCTTTTCCCTACAAGATCACAGCGTAAACAAACGATAAAACGTAGGGTCAAGTGATAACTTTAGTAAAACATATTTGTAAAGACATATAAAATTATTTCAATTTGTTTATATATATAATAAAAATGCTATTACCAATATTATTTTTATTATTTAATTCAATAACACAATCATATTTAATTCGAAATATGCCAAAATGTGAGGTTTCCAATTTTGGCATATGTTCCTTAAATAATTAAAATATGTCAGCCTGCGGATTAGATTATTGAACTGCATAACAAAACATTAGAACTCGCTCAAAAAAGTCATCGCTTTATTCATGAAAAAATATACTTATGAAGACGCTCAATGTCGTAACCTTCTACAGGATCAATCGAATAATCTAACATATTTACAATGTTTTCGTAAAACGATTTTTGCCTTTTTAATATTTGAGACTTTGAAACAATAAATTGTGCTCCAGCGCCAAATATACATTCGTTGTCCTCCTGTTTTTTTCCAAATACCCTTTCATATCCATTGTAACGAATTTCAAAATCCATTTTAGAATAGTGAATGTCTTCACTTAAAAATTCAAAATCAATAGATAAGTCTTTATTATTTATGTATTTATTTAAACTGTCTATTATATTCGGGGAATGATCAAAAGGGCGTCCTTGCAAAAAAATTGTATAATCTTCTAGCGAATCATAGTTATCAACTATATATTTATAATATGTATGTCCCTCTCTTCCCACATTCGATAATAATACTTCTTTTGTTCCATTTATTAATTCGGGACCTTTATTATAAATAACAACGTTTGGAAATTGGTTCGCCCATTCTATATTTTCGTGATAACGCGCCAAGACAATGATCATATATATATTATAGAAATTAGAACTCGCTCAAAAAAGTCATCGCTTTATTCATAGAATAATACATGCTACCAAATATCAAACTCTTAAACACGAGTCCATAGAAATTGAAATTTCCATCCGCATCATAGATCGATAAAAACGAGAACCTCTTAAATATCAGACGATTCACAAGCGGCAATTGAAAAAAGAAAAATAATATAGCCACGAAAATAGGTGTCTGGATATCATTCATTAATGCGTCAAAACGACTTTCCTTACGTTTTTTCTCTTCATGTTTACGAAGATTTTTTTCCGTCATGTCTTCATGTTCTCGAACATAATCCCCATTATGCTTCACCTTGGGTATATAGTTGGGTTGTATTTCCTCATCTTGAGAATATCCCAAACTATCATGTGGTATATCTCTAGAAGGTAGACGTTGTGGTTTCATATTATTCAATTGCATTTGCTGATCCTCGGTTAAGTACTGAGACTGAGGAGGCGGAGGAGCGTACATTTGTTGTGGCGCACTTGTCTGTTGTGGATTCGGCATGATAGGGTTTTGTGCCGATACACCATAAGGATTGGGGTGGACATTGATTGGAATATAGTTACCGGGCATTCCTTGACCGTTCATACTTGGACCGCTCATGCTAGGGCCACCACTTGGTACCATAGGAGAGTACGACGTTGCCATTTGTCCACCCATTTGTCCATTCATGTTATTATTATCCATCGGTAAATCGGCGATCCTCGTCATTGCATTTTCCATTTTAACTATACAATATTAGATAACTAAAGATTGTATAGTTTGACGAATCAACTATTCTTGTTTTATAGAACTTGTAACATCGACAATTCTTTTAGTAGAATCACATTTACTCGGAGTTGGTTTATATTTATAGCATTTTTCCCCATGTTTAAATGTTTTATCTTCTATGTCCCCAATAATGGGCCCATTAAACACTATACAGTTTTTATCGGTACATACTTTTCGGAACAAACTGGCTAAACCAATGCCCAAAACCATAGAAATGATAATTTGACCTAAAGAAGTATTTAATAATCGTTTTAAATTCATGATGGGATATTTCGAGTATATTATAGGCTGCGAGAATATAATATACTATTTTATTATTAGGATTGAACTGGTATCGGAGTTATTTCGCTCTCATTTTTGGGGCAAGTCACCTCCGTTTGCTTAAATGAAAAACACGTATTCGTTTTATCTCTATATTGTAAAATGCTCACGTTTTCCGGTGTAGGATATACATATATTTTACGCGTGTCGGGCATCGTAATATAGACCGCAAAAAGACCAAACACTAAACTAAGGAAAAACACAGGTAAATTTATGTACTTGAATAATCCCATTCTCTGTTACATTATAGATAGAAAGTTTTTTACTTCTTATTCTTCTTCTTTTTCTTCTTAGCGGCTTCGCTATTACCATCCTTCTTCTTTTGATCTGCGGCATCCATTTCCGCTAGTAAATCAGGGTGAATAAACGATTTCTCTTGTGCGGCCTCTCCATCTAAACGGAAAACAAAACTATTCGGCGCGTTCGTGGATTGTAATGAATAGTTCGCTAAAACCTTTTGTTGCTTTTCAAATTGCTCCTGCTTTTCTCTCTTAAGTTTCTCGATCGCTTCGGCTTGCTGCTGTCTCTTTAACTCCACATTCTTACGCATTCTGTCTTTCTGGGCTTCTGCCTTGGTCATTCGGTCAAAAGCATTCTCATCAAACCGCATATTCTTTCCTAATCCGCCCATGGTCTTGGCCATATTTTTAAACATCTCCTGGAATTGACTTTGATCGCCCATGCCCTTCATTTTGCCTAATAAATCACCGGCCTCTTTCATAATTTCATCTCTGGATACTTCACCACTTTTCATTTTCGCATCCAATTTACTTCCTACAGTCTTCATCAAATCCATGATCTTCTTCGGGTTCTTCATTAACTTTTTCATGACGTCGCCCGTGCTCTTAATGTCGTTACCATCGTCACCAATAATATCTGAAAAATCACCGGCGATTTCCTCAGCCATCTCCTTGGCCAATTTACCAATTTTACCTTCGAATAATGACTTTAAGTGATCCTGAATATTTCCAATATCCGGCATGGCACCCTCCTTGTTTTCAAACATATTTCGGAAACCCTCTTGAAAATCATTCGCTTTTGGCTCACTACTGTTTTCCCCTTCACCAGTTTCACCACCCTCACCCTCACCTTGAATATTCTTGAAAAAGTCTGCGATACTACCCATGGTCTCCTGCATCTTTTCTTGTAATTCGTTCTCATCTATACCTTCAAACATATTCATGGTTTCACCAAAGTTCGATTTATCCTTTACGCTGCCAACAATAGTGAATAACATCAATTGTAAATACTTCCACATGGTCTTTTTCGTGGTCTCAGTAACATCCTCACAATTAAATAACAGGCGGAAACTCACATTCGGTAAAAAGTACGTGTTCGTTTCGTCCTCGGGCTTAAAAATATCATCATTCTGGTATAAAATATCAAAAAACCGCTCTGGGTAAACCGTGAGACAGTACTCAAATAACTTCTTTAATTCGTATTCGCTAACATCAGGATCCGACCATTTGGACCATAAATAGGAATATTCCGGAAATGTGGCCGATAAATCTACCACAAAGTCCTTAACCATTGAACGAAAATTTGAAGGGACTGTATCAGAATCCATAATTTGTATTGAACTAATACTTTTTTAATACAAATCATATTTATATTCTTTTTTAAGATGATACTATTTGCAAATTATGGTGATTCATAAGGTTGACTAATTTCTCTCATTGTCATCATAGCACTTGGTGTAGCATAACATGATATATTATCATTCGATGGTTCATAATATTCCAATTCGTCTTCCAAAATAAATCCGGGGGTCATATCATCTTCATATTTATATTTATTTTTGATTTCCTCTTCTTCATCGAAGGATAGAGAACAAGTGCGGCGATTTATAAATGTATATGGAGTTGAAACTTCAGGCGAAGGGGGGTCATGAAAATCGTCTTGGCTATCCATCGTAGGAACATGAAGCGAAATGTTACTAACCTCTCCCGTTATCTTATCTTCAACGATATTTCTATTAATAATAATGCTTTTTTTAGGTGTCATTGGTCGTTTTGTTTCAGGTTGAATCTTATTTCTACGACCAGAACTATAGGTGGTCTGTCTTCCTTGTGATGCATATCTGCTAGCACTAAACATTCCGCCAAGATTCGTTCCAATTGTCCGGAACGTGATCGATAAATCGTCGGACAATAATGTCATAAAAGGGTCTGTTAATAATCTATTTAGTCGCATATATTTACGCATTCTTCGGAACACGGCCCTAATGTTTTCTTTTAGAATCACTTGGTTTTCATAACTAATATTAGATTGATTGGCTTGATATAATAATTCCTGAACTCTTTGTCGGTATACATATTTCGATAAATCTGTATATTCAGTCGTTTTATCGGTTTTGTCTATTAGATCTGGCAAAGAATAGACGATGCTTAATAGTTCCAAAGCATGATCAACTTGATCAACAACCTTTCCATATACATTGGCCAAAACATCATTCGGTTTAGTTGTTTTTATTTGGTAAATCTTATTTACTTCCCCACAAAACGTTGACTCCCAAATCGCATCTGCCCATTTATTTATTTTCCAATCGTAAATTAGACCATCAACCATGCGAATCTCTACGTCTTTTATTGCTGGATATAAAATTTTATGAATGGTTTCTCCATAAACCAATGATGTATTTTCCATATCATCTACAAATAGATATTCTGCATTCGAACGATCACTCAGTTTTTTCAATAAGTCGGCATTATGGTATTGACCAAACCCAACGAAACTATTCGTAAACTTATTATTTACCATTGTTGCAAGAGAATATTGATTTCTTTCTCCTGCGGTGGCTTCGCCATCAGTCATGAATATGTGATAGATATTATGATCCGGGAATGTAGTATGATACGCAGTGAGCGCATCACCTGCACTTTTCAGCGCCGCTTCTATATCCGTAGAACCATGACAGTCAATTTCATAGATCTTATCGATGAGGCCTTTTACATTTTGTTCTGTGATCTTTATCGTATCGATCGCGACGTCGACTTTATAATTAAAACTATGAACACGGATAAATATGTCAACGTCTTGATTCGATAAAAAATACATCATGTTTTTAAACGTCTGTTTTACATAATCCATTTTCGTCGCGCCGTTTTCATAATCATTCATAGATCCAGTTTTATCGATTGTAAATACAATAAAGAGCGGCGTCTTTGTGATCTTCGTTTTCGCTATTTTTACGCGAAGCACACCAAAAGATTCGTCATCTTTTAAAAGATCGTTGGGCCAACATGTTTCATCTGTATGTATTTCAATTAGGGAATCTTCTATAATAGGATGATCGGTCATATTATTATAGTATAGTGATTTATCTATAAGTCAAATTTATAATATATATTTATATGCAATTCCCAATGCTACAAACGCCTTGGCAATGCAGTCTAATATATTAGTAATAACATTTTTAATACGTTCATCGAAAATATAGGCGATACCATAAATGCTCCAAATGATAAAATATACCCAATAAAGCAGAGCATTAAATGTATTATGTTTACCTTTGATAAACGCGTAATAAAGAATATAAAATATCGCAAAGAAGGGTAGGAATCCCAATATCATCGCTGTGATGCGATCTAGCATATTGATTTCACCTAGATAACCTAAGGCTAACATAACATAATCTAACCCAACAATCTTTAAAAGCATGGAGTTCGTCACGGTAGTTTTTGTGTTCATTCCGAGAACAATCGTCAAAACAATAAGCATAATGGGGGTTGTGATCGACCATCCACGGTAACGTAAACGACTCACGTTCTGGAAATTTACAACACCCTTATTGATGTTTTGAATAAACAAATAATACATAAATGAGGATACGCCTGTGACAACAGATTCCATTAAAAATATGCCTCTTAGTCTAGAATCTTTAACTACAAACGCCGAAATGATAGAGATTATAAACGCAAATTGCATGATGTAAAATATGCCATAGAATAGTGAATTTGTTAAATCCTCTTTCGGTTCTACTTTATTCGTTACCTTTTCCTTTCCCTTTTCTACTTCATTTTTGTGTGATAGTTCATTCATTCTATACTATACAATTATAAAAAGAATCGCGGGTAAATATATAAATATATCCTATATAAGAACCATGTCACATATCCATGCATTTCATATTGACAAATTAAGAAACGATTTCGATAATATCATTACTTTAAAAAAAGAAATATCCAAGATAAAAATCGTGGTGAGCGATAAATTAACGCAACTGAAACTCGTATATAACGAACTCATAAAATCCAATACCAAAAAAATCTTCCTATTCTGTTTGGATTCTTTTTATTTTCAATATAAAACCTTTGCCATGGAAATGGAGCATATAGATCGCTATAGATCGCTCATGAATAACCGCATGTACTGTGATTATTATAAACTATATAACATCATCGTTTCTCATATCAAAGAGAACCGTTCAGAACTGAATATAACGGAATTAGAATTGAAGAGTTATCCTGCGTATAAAGATTTAGAACCATTTCAAGAATATAAATTGGAGGATATTAAAGAAATACATAACAATATTTTGTTTCTAATCAATCAACTCTATGTTCAGTCATCTTCGAAAAATGATAATATTTTAAACTATAATGATAATCACCACATCGGGTTCTCAATTTCGAACTTTTTAAATACGTTAGAATACGAAAATAAGTTATTACGTGAGCAAATCACACTCTATATGAACTATGTATCCTTTTTCCATGTATCTCAAAGAAAGCAATTAAATCGTTTATATGTTAGGATGCAGGATTTTTATAAGGAGGTCGAAGAAAATATCAATATCAATAAAACGTTTTCTATTGAAGATGTTGGCGAAGAAGATCGTTTAAATCGCTTTTATATTATTGGTGAAGACGTTACAATAGAGAATATTTTGGAAGATACGGAATTTTTAATGGAGAACACAGAAAAGGTGATTGAAAAATTGGCAGAAGTCATTGAAAATGATGTGCAGCCTGTAGATATTTCAGGAAACATAACGATAGAAACTGTTGAAACAGATACCAGTGCGTAGAAATTTTAATAAAAATAATTACTATTTACAGTATTTATTTTTTAGATAGATATAGTATAACAATAAGCAATACATTTTTATGATAAATAAGCATGATCAAGATCAAGAAGATAGCGATTTAGAACATATAAAAACAAACCATCCGATCACAAATGCTCGTTTAGACAATTCAGACAACGTGAGTTCGACCGCCGCATTGAATGCATCAAAGAAAGTAGAATGGTCTCCCGAAAACGAATTGATTATGGTGGAATGGTGTGATGTGGCACAATGCTATAAATGGATGAATACGAAAGCACATCAACGATTTTCTTATATGCATGCCTGGTTCACAATTCCAGCAATTACTCTTTCTACTATTAGTGGAACTGCATCATTTGCTCAGACGAGTCTTCCTGCACAATACCAGGCCCTTGCGCCTATGGCAATCGGCACCATCAATATTTTCATTGGCATTTTAACCACTGTACAACAATATTTGAAAATCTCTGAATTGAATGAGGCGCATCGCGTGTCGGCGATATCTTGGGATAAATTCGCGCGCAATATTCGTATTGAATTAGCCAAGAATCCTGAGGAACGTATGGATGCTGGACAATTTTTGAAACTTAGTAGACAGGAATTTGATCGTTTAATGGAAACGAGTCCAATGATACCAGAAAACATTATCAAAGAATTTAATACCAAATTCAGTGGAAGAGCAGGATCCATAGAAAGAAAACGCTTTGAGGAATTAAAAAAACCCGACATTTGTAATATTATTGTCAGTGCAAATGAGACCCGGCATCATTGGTATTTAGATATTGGTAAATCCGCAGACGAATTTGATAAATCCGCGGACGAGGCCTATGCAAAATCAAAAGATGAACTCATTCGTAACCAGCAGCGTAAAATAGCAGAAAAAGATAAAGAAATAAGGAGAAAAGAATTGGAAGACCAAGAGAAGTTAAGAAGGCAAATCGAGGATCGTGAGCGAAGCGTGAAGGCCACATTAGAACTCGAATTGTCTTATAAAACAACAATCCAACCTATAAGAGATTATGTGGCCAAATTTGAGAACATGTATTCTCGTAGACCCATGAAATATGAAATTCAAGATAACTTTAAGGAAGAAGTAGACGCTGATGTGTTGGCTCGATTCTTAAATACATATGATGAGAAAGAAAGCATCGGAGATGTATTGAATAATGTATAACGTAGCATCTTTATAATTCGGTAAATAAATCCGATTCCTTGGTAGACCAAAACTCCTTTTCCTTATCGTAAAAACATAACCATGAATAATTTTTTGATGTCTTTATAAAATTATTCGGCTCGTTCTCGGTTTCTATGAAAAAATCACTTAGTGGAAAATTATTATTCGAAAGATATAGTGTATCTCGCACAAATAAAACATATCGCTTTATTTTATTTAGGTTCTCGTATTCTGTCGGATTATAAGAGAACAAATAAACATTTCCTAATAATGGGTGCTCCATCATAGGGTTAATGAGAGAACGTGTAGACCCCTCTGCATAATATGTGTTTTTAAATTCTTCGCCGTTTTGCGTACATAAATAACCAACAATAGGTGTTTCTACGGCTTCGCCATTGTCGTATTTGATTCTTCGAATCACAGAATTGGCGATGAAGAAATCGACGGTGGGGTCGACGATCGGCACATCAAGAATTCGTTTTTTATTTATAATTTCATCCAAGGTTACCCAAATATAGGGGGACCCATCTGGTATTTCATCATAATGCCCAGCACAATCATAGACCACATAGATTGTATCTCCCATTTCGATGAACCCTTTATACGAGGATTCTGCTATACCACTTATTTTCTGTACATATTGAGAACATTGACTCAAAAATTCATCTTCGATTTCATCTTGATCGTCATCATCTACTTCCTCTTCACCTTGGCTTTGTTCAGGTGCGATTTGCTGAAACGATTGTATAAGTGTTTCAAATTGTTGCATATTCAAGTCTGTGCTAGGAAGTTGATACGACTCTTCTTTCTTTTCGAATAAAAACTGTAAAAAGGGTAAATTGGCACTCTCATTCATGTCATATAAACAAAGAGCGATTTTACAGGGTTTTTGTAAATCACGTTTATACCCGAAAGATTTTGATAAAGGATCGTCATCTAAGTAAGACCATTTCAATTCTACGAGAGATTCATTATCTACATTCTTTTCGGACTCGTCTGGTTCAGAGAACGTCCCCTTTGGCGTTGGCAATTCTATATCTATTTGTGGTATAGTTTCAAGTTCTCGTTCTGGTATTGTTATTTGACTGCCTATAAATTTTTCATTTAAATAATCTCGTAGTTCTTTGGTGGATAGCATTATATAGAATCACTGCATATTTTTATTCTCTACGCTTTACTAAAGATAATATTTCAAAATAATATAAAAACAACCCGCCAATATTGTTTATAAGTTAGTTTATTATTTGTCAAGGCAACTCGTTTCCGCTAAAATGCATTATGAAGATGATCCATTCCACCCGAACAACATCGACGAAGACGATTTTGAGTATCACTATGAACCGAGCGTCAGAAGCGAGGAGACATTCCCAACTAGCGTGAATTTGAAAAAGAATTTGCGAAAGAATGCAATGGACCCACTGAAGATGGTTGATAAGGGGTATCATAAGTTGGCATTTCATCTTAAGACAGGGAAGAAGGAGGTAGAGGTATATGCATCTCCCACGAACCCCGGGTTTAAAATCCGGGACGCTATCACTGGCGCGCGATACCAAGAGTATAAAACCGGATCAAAGTATGAAGATTTGTTTTTTAAAGCGATAGTTGTTTGCGGGCATCAGAACAAGGATGGACTCACATTGTTTTTTGATAGCCCAGAGCAATATGAGCGCCATATGCATGCAACGATCTCCCAGAAGGATAAGGAGAAGTGGACCAATAAGTGCGCAAACGCAAGGAATTTTTTGAATAAGGAATAAAATAAGGCAAAACAAATATAAAAATTAATTAATAATCTAAGATATAAAATGCTGATTGATGGTTGTATTTTATATCCAGAACAGTATAATTTTTTATGGAAGACATCGTTTTTATCTTTGACGTCGACAATCTTTGGTATTTATAAAGGGCATTGGGATTTGGCTCTCTGTCCAGGAAGTGTTTTTTAAGTTCTATCAATTATTGGTATAAACCAGATTATTCTTGGAGGCGGACATTAGATATTACAGTCGTGCATATGACGTTTGGTTATACGTTATTGAAAGCCTATTATTCTGAAAATGCATATCTCTACTATTTCGTAGTGATGTTTGGCATTTACTTTTATCAATTGGGCGTTCATTATTATAAAAATGAGATGTTTTGGCACTCCACTTATTGCCATAGCATGTTACATATTATTGCTAACATAGCCAATTTTGTTTTATATGCAGGTTCCGTTCCTCCGTTAAGTTTCTTCTTTACGAAATTCTTTGGATTAGCCTTAGAGCAAGAAACGATTATGCTGGACGAATGTATTGATTTATAAACTGTATAAAATTATAATAACGTTTTATGTTATTATGATTTGGAAATTTCTATTCATCGGTTTTATATTGAATCCAAAACGAAGGTTTTCAACTATAAACCGATCGAACGCTATTGACCATTTAGAATCTCTTATCGATTCTCAAATGCCGATGCAACCCAATAAAACCAATGACATGACTGTTACAAACACACCATTTTTTAGACGCACTGCAAAAGAAGGTAGGGATGAGCGATATGATATTTTATATAACGAGACAAATGATAACGAGGTCCTAGTAAATATCAGCCGTTTTATTCGTCAAATGGATTTATTACGAAAACTAGAAAGCGTTAAGATTCCGCAGCAACAAAAATTAGATGAAATAGAAAGGTACAATCATGACAATAGCCCATCCAAATATGCACCAAATATAAAGGGCGGTGGACTGTTTCGCGATTGGGATCAAGTTTAGTGAAAAAAAATATGAAGAGTATATAAATATACTATTCATATGAACGATACTTCTATTCCTGTATTAGCCTATGCATTAATCGGCATAACCACATTGGTCCTCTCTTATGTCACATTAATTGATACGGGGTCAGATAAACCGTCTTCTATTGCAGGTGCGTCTGCCACGTCCTTATTACCTAGTTCAATTCCAAGCCCTCAAGTAGCAGTGCCTATGAGCCCGACTCCACAAGGCACTGAACTTCCTATAGCAAAATCATATGGCGGTAAGAAAACAAAGCGCAGAAATCCTGGACATAAAAAAACAAAACGCTCCCATAAATGATTACATAGGTTTAGAATCACATATAATACAGAAATTATTATCTACGTGGCAACTTTCATGAATACATTTGATGCAGATATGGTGGCCACATGCTTTAAAGATCACGCTTTTTGATTTACTACAAAATTTACAATCGATATTCACACTAGACGATTTAATAGGGGACTTCGTTTTTTTATTAAAACAGCATAGATATCGCCACATTAATGATATATAATACGTTTCTATTATATGGATTGATAATAAAATAATTAGCAAAATAAATAAAGGGGACATAAATTAAATAGTAACAACTCAACCATGTTAAATTTATGTGATATCATAGGAAAGAGCACAGAATATCTAAAACAAAAACTCGACGATTTCTGGTCGGTTCGTGGACGCTACGACTTTGTATATGTATCTCTCGGATCAAAATGGAATGAGGATTATGTACGCTTTAGCCAACCCAAAAATATAAGGGCACATAAATTCAAAACAAATGCGCCATATCAAATGATCCCCAACTTTTTACGAAGCCGAGAAAAAAGATCTTTGGTCATTATCATTGACCGTTTTTACGAAGAAACGAATAAGGCAAAAAATAAGGATATACTTATACAAAGTTTGGAAGAGAGCAATGATAAAATAGACGCGGTGCTTTTAGGGAATCTGTCTTCGAATGCGCAGTTGAATGCTATGATTTATACTATCGTTAATAAGGTGGTCCTAGAAAAGGTCGAACCAGACCATTTTATGATATGCAATTATATAAAATTTCAGAACGATCAGGTTTTACTTCATGGTGATAAGGAACAAGCGATTTATAATTTATTAAAGTCGCAAGAAAATAAAAAATATGGCGATTGTTTGTATGTGTGGTTTGGGTATCTATACCAATTTTATGATTATATCTATAGATATAACTATTTTAATAAGATTGAGGATAAGATAGAGACTCTCAATCAACTCGATGGATTTTTTTCGAATGTGATTGCCATGTCTTCCAATAATACAATTGTAGTGCAATCTGCAAATATAATTTCCATGTGCGATAATATACTGGATATTAAATTGCCTGACTACAATCAAACTGGGATGACATCAACAATAAAAGAATATTTGGTAGATAACGACATGATAGACATATCCATGATTATGGATGACGTCTAGGTCATTGTGATCGACTTTTTATAGCAATTCTCAAATAGGGCCTTTACTTGCATTTTATTGGCGCCGATAATGATATCATCTGGCACATAATTCAGATTCTCTTTATAATAGCATAATATGGCAGGAACTCCTCGTACCATCTTCTTACTCGACAAAAACGAATAAATATCAATACATTCATCGACATCAACGACCACACATTGGACATTGTCCGGCATTTTACTCATATAGAATTTCACATCCGGTTCGATCATTTTACATGGGCCACACCATGTCGCGCCGAATTTAATGATCAATATGCCCGGATTCGTCTTTAAGAGTTCAGCGAAATGGTTACGATCGTCTATTTTAGTTAATATGGGGAGAGGCATATATAAATCATGTGATACTTTTTATCTTATGATTTAACGAAAACTCGGCGGTTTACTTTGTCTAAAAAGAATATAATGAACTTGGAAAAAGCACACAATCTAAATATTCATATGTATAGTCTCGATGAAATATTACAATTATTCGATCTTGGATACGAAATATCCATAGATGATTTGAAGCGGGCAAAGAAGAAGGTTCTTATGACACATCCGGATAAATCCCGTCTTCCACCCGATTATTTTCTGTTTTATAAAAAGGCATTTGATATCGTGATTAAATTCTATGATAATCAGAATAAGGTCAACCAGGTTGTGCCGCAAGAAGAGATCAAGTATACTACTGCCAGTGTTTCGAATACGGATAAAACGGTAAAAACGGCGATTCGGGAAATGTCTACCCGCGAATTTCGCGAGAAATTCAATCAACTCTTTGAAGAGAATATGGCTACGAAACAAGATCCTGCTCGTAATGCGTGGTTCTCTAAGGACGAACCTATTTATCAAGTCGAAGAGAACGTGAACTCGAAAAATATGGGCCAGGTTTTTGATAAAGTAAAGTCCACACAGAATGAAACTGCTCTTGCTAAGTATCGGGGAGTAGAGACCTTATATATGAATCCGGGAACGGGTGCTCGAATCTATGAAGAAGATGAATCCGATCAATATGTGACGAGTGATCCATTTAGTAAATTGAAATTTGATGATTTACGAAAAGTTCATAAAGATCAAACAGTTTTTGTGGTGAGCGAGCGTGATATTGAGAAGGTTCCTGTTTATAATTCTGTGGACCAATATAATCGAGAACGATCGAAACAGATGGCGGCTCCTTTAGAGAAGGCGGAGGCGGAACGGATGTTATCTGAACAGGATCGCATATATCGTGAAAGTATGATGAAGAAGGAACATGCGGCTAATCTTAGATCTATGGAATATGAGAAAAAGAATAAGTCGGTGCTGGCTAATTTTTTGAGGTTGGGGAATTAATTTTTGTATGTATATATTAGATTAATATGGAAGACTTTGGCCCTGCCTTGGCAGATCCAAAACACTTAAGTTTAAATGGACAACTAACATGCCCTATTTGTAATTCAAAAATAAAAATAGAATTTCCCTCTCCATTGGGTCCGCCTGAAAATTCCGCTCATTCAGGGGAGCCTTTTTTTAGAGAGGTTTCGCCTGAAATAAACGATAGAGAGTTTTCGCCTGAGTTGTCAACTGTATTTAGAAATCTAGAAACCGATGAAGAAATTTATAATCATTTTGGCGATATATACAAAATACTAGGTATTGATGTTTATTGGTTTAAGAACGGGACATTTGTAGAACCGACGCGTGAACAAATAGTCGCTTCTTATAATTTATACAAAAAAAGGAACATGAATTTAGATACAGAAAGTGATATAAATGTTTTTTTATTTGAAACCTTGTTAGATGATGCATTTAGAAGTGGTTACAACAAACATTATTTGAAATATTTTAAACCAAAATATGCAGGAACCACAAGAAATGCAAGTGAAAGTCTCTGGGGGATCGGTGGTAAACGTTATAAACATTTTGCCAAATCCCATAAAAAGAGAAAAACCGCACGCCGTAAAAAGGGGACAAAAAGGCACCGTTAATTAAATTTCAAATTCATGCCCGCCCTTTCTAATTCTTTCTGTTTTTCTTGCATTTGTTGCATCCTCTCAATATACCACTTCTTATCCATATCCAACATCAAATGATCATAATTCGTAACCTGCTCTTCAATATCGCTATAATTTTCATATTGCGTTACTGTGGGCGGTGTGATCATATACCAAAAATCCTGCATTTGTAGTCTCTTCCAATAAATATCCAAGGCAAACTCGCGCTTATTCTCCGGTGTCTTAATGAGATTTCGAACGCTATCCTTAAAGTTTTTCAAAAGTGTATCATAATAAGAACGCTTTACGATATATCCAGTCGTCGTTTGGCAACTAAAAACCCGCGCACAGTAAGGTTCCACCTGTTGAAAAGGTGGCACGTTATTCCCTCCCACAATCAATACGTCCCATAGTATATCGTCATTATCATAAAACTTTTCGATGTTTTCCTTGAATAAGTCGACGTTCAAAAACGTAATATCATCTTCACACACGAAAACTTGCTCGTACTTTCTTTCTTTGGCCAATTCTATACATTTTATATGACTCATCGTACACCCAATCGCACCATTCTTTAGTTTTACGGCATTTACTCGTTCGGCTTTTATCCCCATCTTTTCAAATTCATTAAGGGCATGTTCTAGTCGATCCTTACGATCTTCCAAATTAATAAAGAGTGTGTTCTCCAATAGGTCCATTAGATTATGAATATGTTTTTTATTTTATATAGGTTTCTACGATTATTCTTTAGTTTTTAACGTGATAATATCTTCTTCCAATGTCGATATCTTTTTCAACATTTCGATCACGGATCCTTTTAATGCTGATATATCCTCGCGTTTGGATTTTAAAGAGTCGATCTCCTCTTCCAATGCACTTATTTTCTTCATCATCTCTTGGATCAGTATTTTTAGATAGTTGATCTCTTCTCTTTCAACTTCCTTTGCTGCGTGTTTCTCCTCGGACCAAGAGACGCTTTTTTTCTGTCTTATAGGATCGGGGTCTTGTATTTCGATAGGATGTAACTGGATATTGTTTTTTGAGGAGTCATCGATGACTAATGTCATTGGAGACTGTAAAGGAACGGATAAGGGAACCGGCAAAGGAAGTGGAGGTGGCGGCGCAAATTTATATAGTTCCTCCTCTCTCTGTTTCATATGACTTTTAATAATATCCTCCATATTCGCAATCGGCTCATCTTCCAATTTTTCACGGAAATCAATATTATCAGGCGCCTTTCTATCAAACATCTGCTGATAATTTTGTTGGCGCATATCGAATTGTTGGTTTAATAATTCTTGTTTATTTTCTTTGACAACAGGCGGTGTAGATATGCCTTCTTTTTGTGTAGGAAAGTTTGGAGTCATTGGCTGAGCACGTCGATCCGTTTCCTCCTTTATACTAGCAATCACATAACTTATTGTGTCGCGATTGACTTGCATTAGTTCCTGGCTACTCATCATTCTAGGACCCATCTTTTCATAGAACATTCTTATAATCTCTTTGAACCATTTATCCTTGATTTGGGGAGAACTCCTCGAAAAAAATTGGGTCACCATCTCATTGTTATCAATAATTTTCCATAATAAGGTTTGATTATCTGGATGCACATATAGGGACATATATAAATGCAATGGATGTATAAATACAATCGATGTATTGTATTTATATAGTTTCTATGATTTCGACTTTTTGGATCGACGAATCGTTTTACGACCCTTCTTTTTACGTCCATTCTTTATCGTCTTTCTTTTCGACGTTTTCTTTTTATGTTTACGTTTTGGTCTAGTGCCACCACCCTGACTTTTTTTATTATTTTCCTTGTTTTTTTCAGAATTTTCATGCTTTTCAGGAACTAAATGAATTGTATGTTCACTATGAGGAAGAAAGTAGTGCGGATTCTTATGGTTCGGATCAATGCTAGTATAATTTTCATTTCTTGATGCCTTTATCATTTCCTGAATCGCCAAATCGACTTCGTCCAAACTCGTCCACTTTTTCTTTCCATGATGGATCGTTTTCATGCTCCAAATAGCGCTGCCTTGTGAATTGATAATTGCCTGTCCGTTTTTATCGATTAAATAAAAGAGTTGGGTTTCGGTTATCATTTCTGGGAGGGTTTTAGGGTCGTCTTCAACGTCGGAATCGGGATCAGACGCAGCAGTTGATTCGGTGTCGGAATCAGAACCGCTTTCAGAGGGACTTCTGCTCCTGCCGCCAGCACCAACCCCCTTCATCACTTCCAACAAAGTCATAGCCCTGCCACCGCCTCCAGCACCACCTCTGCCACCGCCTCCAGCACCGCCACGTCCACCACCTCCGGCACCGCCACGTCCACGGCCACCACCACCAGCACGGCCACCACCACCAGCACGGCCACCACCACTATCAACACTCTTATTACGGAGACTTCTGCGCAAGGGTCCATCCGGTGATTTAGATCGTAATAAAGGGTGTTTTTGTTCCATATAATATAATTAATTCAAGTTATATTATACACATAAAATATTATCCAGAATTGAAATATATTTTCCTATACTTATTCACATATTGATCTGGAATGCGCTTATTTTTAAAGAACTTAATTTTATCGTCCGCGTTTATGAATTTTAATTTTTCAGTCTCGCCAGTTAACATCGTAATAATAAAATATAAAGCGTACATGCCACATTCACTCTCCCCCATTTGATGTTCGGTCGGACAATTCTGATAAAACTCCATCTTCATGGGTTCCGGTAGTTCTTTGGCCTGTTTTATCACACGCTTCACAAATTTATGGATGGGTTTTTTAATTCGATCGCCGGCACTATCTAAATAAAATATAAACTTATCCTCCAAATCCATAAACATGGATACCCAATGAGAACCTTTTTTCCCATATTTGTCTAAATTAAAGACCACGCCCAACTTTGTGATTCCTTTCGCCAAGTATTCACTCAGAGAAAAATTACATAGATCTTCCCAAACGCAGGAGCCGTTTAATTCAGGCAGTCTACTATCAAAATTAATCGGCGTGGGGCCCAATATTTTAAAATTCTTATTGGACTTTTCATACTGTCTAAGCACTGCAACAATATCCAGATTGGATAACCATGCATTCGTTTTCCAATCTGAGGGACGATCGGGCGCAAAGATAAACTGGTCAATTTTCGTTCTTACCAAGGGATCATCGATTTCGCTTAACCAACAATCCTCTTTACTACATGTCGATAACTTATTTTTTAATTCAATCCATATGCCCTTAGGATCGGTCGCAACGATGCCGTTTTCTTTATGATGTTTATTATAGTATTCTTTTAATGTGAACAGTATTTCGTCTGTAAAACAACTCTCGGCTACAGGTGTTTTTCCTTTTACAGTAGGGCTACAATTCATAGGCCTAAATTTAATGGTTTTGCTTCTATATTTTTTATTAGATCTTTTATTACTTTTATGCATGTTACTTGTATAGAATACAATACGATATTTTTACTACAAAAACAATACTAAATAATTACAAATCGGGTTTGCGAGGAAAATTATTCATACCATAGTTCAATATGTTATTGAACTTAGACTTTACTACACGATCCTTCCCCCAAAAGGATGATGATGGTATATCTTCGTTATCCATATTGCCAAACAATACGTCATCCTCATCTGCATCGTCTTGATTCGTGAATGGCGATTTACTGCTTGGCAGATTCTTATATTGCATTTCTTTATATTGGATATGACGAATCGCACTCTTTACAAACGCGTCAAACGAGTCATTGATTTCCGTATTGATTTGCATATCCGGATCGTTTAATAAATCTTGGGCCATAGATAAAATAGAGTTTCTATGTTTTATAATATTCGAGCGATGGTCTTGGATTTCCGCATATTTTCTAGGGTCTGTCTTTTCAACGTACTTTTGAAATTTACTCTTATTCATTAATAATTCTAATGTGAGTTTATCGATACTAGAATTCCCTGGAAATGTGGGTTCGGGTGACGACTCAGCGTCGGGGTCGTATCCTTCATTAGGGTCCATTTTATAATATAGCGAATATATTATAAAATTGCAATCTATCTAAATCCGTTTAAGGCTTATTCTTTTTCGTCTTACGAAGTTGTTCCTTTTGCCGTTCCTTATCCGCTTTCTTTAATGCCGCCGCGCGTTCCTTCTCTAACTTTTTTGTTGCACGTGCATGTTCTTTTTCCCGTTCCTTTTCTGCTTTCTTTAACGCCTTCTCTTTCTCCTTCTCATCCTTTTTACTTTGGCGTGCGCGTTCCTTTTCAAGTTTCAACTCTTGCTTGGCCTGCGCCTTCTCTTCTCTCATTCTTTCTTTAGAGGCATCTTTCTCATGGACTTCCGCTTGATACCCTTCATAATTATCCGACATCTTTTCCCTATATTTATCTACTAGACCAGCGATCAATTCATGTTTGATTTCCTCCTTATACTCGCCTTGTTTGCGGAGTGTTTTACGGAGTTTCTTCGCCTCTCTTTCGGCCACCTTCTGTTCTTTTTTATTTGATTTCACGATCTTCTTCATCGTCTTTTTTAACCCTTGATATGTCTTTTTACGACTTTTCTCAACCACCTTTATCGAGGTCTTCAACCCTTTCTCTTCCTTCTTAGACGCCTTCTTTTTCATATTCATGATTTGCTTGAATGTTTTACGCTCATCGCGAATCGTTAAATTAATGACACTACGCTCCAATTCACTCAAATCCTTCTTCAATATCTTTTTAAGGTGTTCAATACGTTTCTTATGGTCGAGCACGTCTAATTTCAAACCATTTTGCAATACCTTGATTTTCTCATTAAACATTTCGATCTCTTGATCATATTCCTCAATATGTGGGTGTTTTTTGATATATTCTTTTAACTCTTTATCGCCTGCAATCTTGATGCCACACTTATTCTTTAAGTTATAAATCATAGATGCCTTATATTGTTCATATTCCTCGGGATTTTCTTCTATGTTTTTCAATATGTTTTTCGCAGCATCTCTTTGCTTCTCATTCTTCTCTTTGATAAGTACTCTCATTTCTTTTATTCCTGCGCGGATCTTCTTTACTTCTTCTTTGGCTTCTTTCACTAATTGACGAATATTACTTTTTACAATCTTATGACACGCCTTTAAAGGTTTGCCCTCTAAATCGCCACATATCTCCTCTTTCAAAAAGTTAAACTTATTGGCATCGAGATCCCCTAATTCGCCCTTTAATTCTTGATTGTTCTCTTCTATTTTGGCTTTTAATTCTAGGTTCTCTTTACTCACTGTCTGTTTTAAGATTTTCTTATCGAATGCCTCAATCGTTTCCATATCTTTGGTAATCGGAACATTGATATGTTGGACCTGGGGTTGAGAGAACTGGCGCGCATCCTTTTCTCGATTCAAATAACTCACATAACCGGCAATATCATCCAAATAATCACCTCTCCCACGTTCTGAGAATTGCCCCTCCTCATTCAAGTACTTTTGGGCGAAAGTATCGAATGCGGTGGGCATCTGTTCTCCCATGGGCTTGCATAAGTTTATTAATTTTATTAATTCCATTGGATCTTCTGTGATGGGTGTGGCCGTCATAAGTAAAAGTTTTACGGAATCCCTGCCAGATATCTGATAAGAATTCATAAGGGCCTGATGAAGGGCGTTCATATCGGGTCTTTCGATACTGGATAAATCGCCCCCACCATATAATTTATGGGCCTCGTCAATAATCAAAAGAGTCTTTCTCAAAGGATCTACTGCGCCATTGGTCTTTACAAGTGCCTTATAAAACGCATTTTGTTTGGATACCAAGTTACTGAATTGCTTATAGGACATCGGGCGGATTCTCCACGACTTTGATAGTAGTCTCATTCTCTTACTTTGTTCATCAGGAATAACCAACCCCGAATTTTTGATTCGGTCGCGAATATTATCATTACATACTTGTTCAAACATATTCTTCCAAATATCGTTTTTCAATGTGGTTCTCGTGACCCAAAGAATAGTATAGTTTTGCTTCTCGAAAGATTGTGTTGCCGCGGCAATCGCAGAGCAAGTTTTGCCTGTGCCCACAGAGTGGTATAAAAGCATCCCCTTCACTGGATTTTCGGGTGTAAAATAATGCTGAACAAAATCTTGGGTGGGAGTTAATGTTATGACATCACCCGCACCACCTTTCTGTTTATCTGCACATAAGTTCTCCATTTTTACGTCATCCCACTTAAAGGCACTAAAATGTTCTCGAATATGTTTTCTTAACTCTTCATGATTCATACGTTGACTCTCTGCGTTCTGTTCAGAATGGAGGATGAATGCAGGCTTATTGTTTTTTATGCGAAGTTTGGGTCCGCCACCTATTGTCTTATGTGTTTTAGAAAAGTCATAAAAGTCAGGGTCGTCATGGGCAGCACCACCATAAATAAATTCGGCTCCTTCAGGTAAATCCTCCTCGGCATCATCGCCAGGGATAGAAAAACTATGAATATTTTTATTTAAATCATAATCTACGGAACCCACAATGGTCGTCTTTTCGAGATCATGCGCAAAGTGGAATAAACGCACATCGATGTTTTTTGCCTTTAAATAAAGATCAATCGCGCTCTTCGCGCCCAAGAAACTACTTTGGAGTTGTTCGGGTATAGATAAGTCGTATACGAACACATGAAGTGGCCAGCCACGTTGAGGGTGGAATTCTAAGCCCTTTTGTCCACAGGTTCTCGTTCCACGACCGATTACTTGTTTTTGATCCGCGCCGACCAAAGAGGGTTCATAAATATGAACATATTTAATATCAAATAAATCAATGCCTTCTTTGAAACCGCTATCCATAATGATGAAACGAGCCAAATCGCCGTATACGTTCTCGGGGCGCTGATTGAATTTCTTTAAAATATTCTTTTTCATGGCCGTCGTAATATTTTGATCATAAACAGATACTGAAGAAAGTAAATAAAAGTTATCGCCTTTGTGTTTTAAGAGTTCATCGTCTGATAATAATCCCATAGTTTCATACTTCTTTTTTCCGCCCTTTCTTGCTTTTGCTGTATAACCTAAATGCATGTCATGCGCAATAAGCGCGGATGCGAGTAATTTGGCGCCATAAGTGCCATTTTTAATATCCGAAAAGATGAAATGTTTGAATAACTTTCCATGCTTCTTTTGATCTTGCTTATCTAACTGTTTTATTTTTTTTAAAAGTACGTCTAATTTGGGAGAATGATCTGGAATATCCTTTAGTAATACTTCGGGTTTAAAGTGTTCTGTATCAAATTTATATTCATTTGCACCCTTGCTCCAATTCGATCTTTTACGCACGCAAGTTGGATCATAGGATACAATCCCTTCTTGTTTTATCATTTTCTCTAAATCATTAGCATCACTTTCATCGAAAAATTCCATGAATGTTGAGAACCTGAATAACTATATATTAAGTCCATAAAAAATATCGCATTATACTATATTATATTTCATCAATGTCTGGAAATCCTATTCAAGTTCCTAGCACTACGGTAACTTTAACATCGACTGCGAATTTGGGCGGCCCCTATCAAGGATACTCTGCCAAACAAACGATGACCAATTTCAAGGATAGCGAACAAACCATGATTCGTGGCGTGTTAAGACGTTCGTGGAATAACACAAATGTTGCGGGATCTATCAATGGGCATGGTCGCGTGATCACGCCTTTTCGTGCGGTAAACAATTTAGGTGATTTCTTAGGGCGCCAATATTATACATGTGGTGGTTCCAATCAAGTCAATAAGACTTATCCTGGACTCCAAGGACCTATTGGATCTATTATATCTGCGTGTGATAATACCGGAGTTGCCGCTTCCGTTACCAACAATCGCTTCGTTGCCGATTCTTCTGACTATATCACGTATAGAAAACAGAGCGCTATTGGCAAAAACTATAATGACTTAACCATGGGCGGAGATCAAAGTAACGCATCTTATGTGAATTTAATGGCCATTCGCCGTCGTTAATATAATCTAGTATTAATATATAACCCTAATTATATATTAATGACGTCTACTACGCTTAGCATAAATGATATCAATAATAACCAATTATCTGGCATAAAAGCCTCTCCGTTAAAAGATAGCACGAGCGACGGACAAAGTTCATTTGAAATGGGAAGACAGGTTTATGCGAGAACCCTGCCTTATAATCCGAATACGGCGCCTAGCACGAGCACCACATATAATTGGCATGTCCGTCAAAATGTACAACAGACCACGACTCTCCCGACCGGCAACTCTTCCCAATATATGAATGGTAAAAAATGGTACGGAAATCGAGATGCATCACAAATAACTAGGAATCGACGCACATCACAAATTGGCATGGGATCCTTGAATGCTTCTGGTAATGTAATGTCATATACGTCCAATATAGAAAAGAATAGTGTTCAAGATGCGCTTAGACGCGTTCGCGGCGGTGGTGCAGTTGCGCCCGAAAAAAAGAATGCAAACTTAAATAATGCACCAACGCCATCCTTTGCGCCTATCCAAAATAAGGGTATTTACGGTCTCAGAAATCCGACAATGTTCCATTAATCCAACCCAATTCTTTTACACCCTTGAAGATTAAAAATGCCAAATTTAGATCTTATGTTTTTAATTTATTTCCGGCTATATGTTATACTCGTACAAACATGTATGCCTATTTAGTCGAATTTTTCGGAACCTTGTTTTTCATTTACATTATTTTAGCCACCGGAAATCCCTTAGCAATTGGCGCTGCTCTCGCCCTAGTGATCTTACTCACATCCAAAGTATCCGGTGGACATATCAACCCTGCCGTATCCATTGCTATGGCTTCTGCGGGCAAATTACCCGTCAACGATTTAATTCCTTACTGCCTTGCCCAAATCTTCGGTGGATTAACGGCGCTAGAATTATACAAACGCTATAAACTCTAATCGTTATAATAGTGTAAGAATGCATTATACTATTATAATTACTTCGTCTTTTGAATCAATCTATAAAACACATATAAACCGACCACTGTGAGAGAACCCACGTAAAACTGTGTGATATAGTTCATTTGAAAAACGGGCCCTTTCTTTTCGGGATCTTCCTGTAATTTCTCCTTACGTTGTCCCAATAAAATATTAAAGTTATTTGACGTCTCTTTCTCTGAAGCGGGCAATTCATTAGTAATAGTTACAGGAGTTTTGATTTCCCCCGTGCTCTCAATAGCAGATCCTACTAATAGTGCGGATGGATAGATTAAATCTACTCCATTTTTCGTTTCAACCGAATTTACTAAAGTAGTAGAATGGGGTTTTATACTACTTAGTTCAGTTTCTACTATTTTTTCTTGTTTCGGTTTGCGCCCTCGTTTTGCAGGAGGATTTGACATTATAAATTATAGCGATAGATTTTTATGTACTTTTATGAAAAACAAATTATCTGCAATCCATATTATCATTATTTATCTCATTCTTTATCCATTCATATGTCGTTCGAATCCCCTCCTCCAATGGATAAATCGGCTCCCATCCCAATTTTTCCCGAATTAACCGATTATCTGAATTTCTGCCACGCACACCCACGCCATTAAACGCCTTATTGTGAATTGTTAGATTTTTACCAGATATCTTGATAATCATATTCATAAAATCATTCATATTGATCATCTCTTCCGACCCGATATTCACCGGCCCCTTAAATTCAGAATCCATAAGTCGTAGAATTCCCTCTACGCACTTATCAATATATAAGAAACTACGTGTTTGGCTTCCATCCCCGAATACTTCAACGACTCCGTTCTCTTCTGCCAAAGCAACCTTCCGGCAAAACGCTGCAGGCGCCTTCTCTTTCCCTCCATCATAGGTTCCAAAGGGCCCATAAATATTATGAAAACGGGCAACACGAATATCTAACTTGGGAAAATCCTTATGGAACACGAAATATAGTCTTTCGCTAAAGAGTTTCTCCCAACCATATTCGCTATCCGGTTCCGCAGGATAGGTCGTATCCTCACTACATTTCGGGTTATTCGGATCGAGTTGATTATATTCGGGATATACGCATGCGGAAGAAGAATAAAAGATCTTGGTTACGTTCTTTTGAGAACACACCTTTAGTACATTGAGATTAATCAAGCACGAATTATGCATGACATCGGAATCATGTTCACCTGTATTAATATACGTAGAACCACCCATATCCGCTGCCAATTGGTAAACTTCATCGATAGAATCATCGATCACCACATCGACTTTTATCGGATCTCTTAAATCGGCAATAAGAAATTCATCTGCATCCGTTTTACGAAACTCATTGGCCTTAATATCTACGCCTCTCACCCAATGTCCAAGCGACTTTAACTTGGCAATCAAATGGCCACCGATGAAACCACCGCCACCTAAGACGACGACTCTTTTCATTAGAATGAATTATGATGAATTATTTATGTAGTTTTCGTATTCAAAACATTATTGTCAAAATGAAAATCAACTTAAAGATATTTCGAGTGAATAAACAAACGTTATGTGTGGGATTTTTTCTATTTTAAACTCCAATGGAGAGATTCCTCATTCTGTCATCAATGATGGATTTCAAAAGGGGAAAAATAGGGGGCCTGAATTCTCGAAACTGACATCCATTATGATAAAGGCCATGTTCGGATTTCATCGTCTAGCGATCAATGGTTTAAATGAAGAATCAAACCAACCGATAATTATCAATGATGTCGCCTTAATCTGTAATGGGGAAATTTACAACTATAAGGAACTCTATAAATTAATGAATGTTAAACCGACCACGGATTCCGACTGTGAAGTGATTATCCACCTATATAAAAAATATGGTATTGATCACACGTTATCTATGCTAGATGGGGTGTTTTCGTTTTTGCTTATTGATTATAGGTTAAATGCGGAATATGCAAAAATGTATATAGCAAGAGATCCTTATGGTGTTCGCCCTCTCTATTATTTGCGACCTGATATTATTACGAATTTCACTGAAAACGGCGACGATAATATATTCGCTTTTGCTAGTGAAATGAAAATGTTAACTGGAATTCGCGATTTCTATAACGTAGAACATAAGGGAAACTTTTTTAAGAAGAAGCGTGAAGACTTTCAGAATTACGATATTCATCAATTTGAGCCGGGAACATATTCTATATTCGAATTATCATTTAAAGTAAATTCGAATTGGAAGCCTATTCAAGAGAATATTCGGTTTCATAGAACAGGATTCCAGTCGATTATGCAGATCAATGATGCATATTCCGTTTCGGCCATATTTAAAAATATTCAGATCTATTTATATAACGCAGTTGAAAAGAGATGTTGCACAACGGATCGCCCCATTGCTTGTCTATTATCGGGAGGATTAGATAGTAGCCTGATCACGGCTTTGGTAAACGAGTATCATACGATAAATAATCTTCCGAAGATTGAGACCTATAGTATTGGGTTGAAGGATTCCGAAGATTTGAAATATGCGCGAATTGTGGCCGATTATCTGGGAACTAAGCACACCGAGATGATAGTTACAGAAGAAGATTTTTTGAATGCTATTCCTGATGTGATTTATGCGATTGAAAGTTATGACACGACAAGTGTGCGCGCTAGTATTGGAAATTGGTTATTGGGAAAATATATTTCCGAGCATAGTGAAGCCAAAGTGATTTTTAATGGAGATGGTTCTGATGAATTGATGGGAGGCTATTTATATATGGGCATGGCCCCTGATGCGATAGAGTTCGACAAAGAATGCCGACGGTTATTAAAAGATATACATGCATTCGATGTACTTCGATCTGACAAATCGATATCTTCGCATGGTCTAGAACCTCGGACGCCATTTTTGGATCGTGCATGGACACAATATTATCTATCTATTCCTTGTGATGTTCGATTTCATACGTTATCAGGATCTATGGAAAAATCCTTATTGCGTGTTTCATTCAGCGAAAAAATGTATTTGAATTCACAATCGAAACCACTTTTGCCCGTTGACATCATCTGGCGTAAAAAGGAAGCATTCAGTGATGGAGTATCCAAACATAGTCGATCGCTCTATGAGATTATTCAAGAGCACACGGATAAACTGTTTGCAGACGACGAGTTGAAACATTATCCCTTTTTGGAGAATAGTGAGGATGTTATAGAAAAAATAGCGAAAATCAGCACGAATTTTGCCTATGTGCAAAATTACTTGCTGCCTCAGACGTCTGAACAGTATTATTATCGCAAGATATTTGAACAACATTATCCAGGGTTAGGAAAGATTGTGCCCTATTTTTGGATGCCGAAATATGTTGAGGCCAAGGATGCGAGTGCACGTACTCTAGAAATCTATAATAAGACTCCTCTGGAGGAGTCGGATGAGTGATCGTGCTATGATTTTTTATTTGATCTATATGAGATCATATAAAATAAACTTCTCTCTAAAAATCAGCAGAGAATTCGAAAATATCCTTATCTACCGTTTTATTGGCTAAAGCATACTCACTATTGGTGCGCTCAAAGAAGTTCACCTTAGATTCAATACTAATCAACTCCATGAAATCAAAAGGATTCTGAGAATTATAGATCTTTTCATATCCCAACTGTAAACAGAGGCGGTCTGCAACAAATTCGATATATTGAGTCATCAACTTCGTATTCATGCCAATCATGCGACAAGGGATCGCCTCCGTAATAAACTCCTTCTCGATTTCCACAGCCTCTTGAATGATCTCATAAATACGCTTCTTTTGCAACTTCTTCTGAAGTTTCGAATATAAGAGTACGGCGAACTCCGTGTGCAGTGCCTCATCACGTGAAATCAATTCATTCGAGAACGTAAGACCTGGCATCAAACCGCGCTTCTTAATCCAATAAATCGACGCAAAGGAGGATGAGAAGAAGATCCCCTCGATAGCAGCGAAGGCCACGAGGCGCGCAGCAAAACTACTACGATTATCATTAAGCCACTTCTTCGCCCAATCCGCCTTCTTTGCAATACAAGGAAAATTTTTGGTGGCCTCGAACAAATGTGTCTTCTCGGCACTATCTTTAATATACGTATCAATCAATAAACTATACATCTCGGAGTGAATGTTTTCCATAGCAACTTGAAATCCATAAAAGGCACGGGCTTCGGATACTTGAACGTCACTCATGAAACGTACAGCCAAGTTCTCGAGCACAATGCCATCGGATGCCGCAAAGAACGCCAATACCATCTTAATAAATTTCTGTTCGTCTTCAGAAAGTTTTTCCCAATCGCATAAATCCTGAGCCAAGTTGACTTCATTTACGATCCAAAAACAATCCACCTGTCGCTTATACATTTCCCAAATATCGTTATGTTGAATCGGAAACATAACGTGACGGTTATCGTCAGGCTTAAGCAAAGGTTCTACGAAGTGCGACTCACTCATTCCTTCCTAAATAATATACCCGTTAGATTTTATCCCCTTTCCATAAAATGATTATCTTATTCAATTTTTATGAACGCACATAGTAAGAAAATAATACGTGTTTTTTAGCATATAGTTTTCTTTTTATTTTGTAAGGATAAGAAAATGATAGATTTACATAAGTATAAAGATCTATTTGGAAAACCGAACGATGGTCTAAGAAAATATAGAATATTCAATATTGCAATTTACGACGTGTTTGTGACGGTTGTAATCGTATATGCAATATCATATTTTATGAATTGGCCCTTTTGGTACTTATTGATTTTTGTATTAGTTTTAGGCATATTTGTTCATCGATTATTTGGCGTTAGAACTGGTGTGGATAAAATTCTATTTCCAAACGCAGAATAAAGCACGAATGAAATAAATGGACATAAATATAATCCTTTAGTATTATAAAAGGCATGAAACATTCAGATAAGGATTCTCTTGATTCTCTAGGCGAGATTGCACCTGAGCAAAAAAGGCGTGGGCGTAAACCAAGGAAACAAAATGAGAAAGAAATTGTCGCCGAATACTACAACGAAATAGAGAGAGAAAAAGAGAGATCCGCTACGAAACAAAGGAATTTTTATGAGAATATGCAATACTTATCACCAAACGAAAAAGCCAAGTTCGAACAAAGATTTACTAAACCAAAAAACGAAAGCCAAGATATATATACAACACTATTGCGTCAAAAATCAAAAAAGATCGTCATCGCCAATGGTCCGGCAGGAACAGGCAAAACTCTATTTGCTACGGAATATGGAGTGAAAAATTTCTTATTAGGAACCTATGAAAAATTAATATTCACGCGTCCATCCGTTTCTGTAGACGAAGATCTTGGGTATTTACCAGGCACGCTCGAAGAGAAGATGGCGCCATGGGTCAGGCCCATCTATGATATTCTTTATAATTTCATGTCACCTAAAGAGGTAACCGCCATGTTAGAAGAAAAAATAATTGAAATTGCACCCCTTGGATATATGAGAGGGAGAACCTTTAAAAACTGCTGGATCGTCGCAGATGAGATGCAAAATTCGACTGTATCTCAAATGAAAATGTTATTAACGCGTTTGGGCGAAAATAGCCGCTTAGTAATCACTGGCGATTTAGAGCAATATGATCGCACCAATGAATTAAATGGTCTCGAAGATTTTTTAAGTAAATTTAAAGGAAAGCGATCTTCTAGTATTACAAGTTTCGAGTTTCAACGTTCAGATATTCAAAGAGAAGAAGTTGTAAAAGAGGTTCTCGATATCTATAGTGGAGATGTTCCGCCGAACTATACAGATGGCAGTGAATTTACCAACGAATGCGAACCGACGGATAATTATTAGATTCTGCATGTTTAGGAATATAATAATTTCGTTATATAAAGTATATGAAGTCTATATCCTCGTATTTTAAGAATTTCAGTAAAAAAAGTTATAATTTGAACTCTATCTTATACAATAGAATCTTATTATATGTCTTTCTTGTTGCGGCGGTGGTCGATGTTTTCTACTTATCCAATATCAAGGATTATGGATCCATCATTGTATTATTGGTGGTCGGATTTTTGACCACGTTTTTTAGTAAGAATATGATCGTTGTATTAGTCATCGCGCTCACGGTTACCCATGTTTTAAGATATGGCACAGGAACCAGAATTAATGAAGGTCTTGAAAACCAAGATGACGACTCTGAAACGAAGGATACAAAAAACCAGGATGGGGAAAGTGATAAGAAAAAGGACGAAAATGGTGAAGATGTAACGTTAGAGTCCTTAAAAAATGAATTTTCAGACTTCCAAAGCACACAAAGCGAAATAAAACAAGGCATTGGGCGATTGGAACCTTTATTGGCCAATGCCGAGCGTTTTATTAAAAAATACGAAACCTATAAAAATCAAGAGGGAATGAAAATGAGGGAAGGTGCTAGAGGGAAAGGCGCTAAAAGAGCGGGAAGCAAAGGCGGCGCTGGATTAGATTTAAAGAATAATGATAGCATTGCTCAACTAAACGCCCAAAGTAATAATTAAAAGTAAATAAATTGTTTATTATGCTAACATAAACTATATATTAAATATATAGTTTATATATTATTATTTTTACATGGGTGACGTTATTTTAGATGCTGCATATTTCGCTGCTTTACCATTATTAGCATTTGAATTTGAATCTATTGTTCAGATCATTGAAGGCGTTGGCGAAGAATTTGTTGGCACAGTAGAAAGTTTAGTAATAGCGGTTCCCGACATATTCGATGGAATGTATACATTTTTTACATTTGGTCTTACGCATCTTATTTGTGGATTGAAACTACTTGGCAATATACATAAATGTTTTTTCTATTATATACTGGACATAATAGGACAAATATTTTACCTGCCTGCAAGATTGTTCTTATGGATTTCAAATACATTTTTTGGAATTAATTTATATCCATTTGAATGTAAAATATGGAAATATATTGATATATTTGATTTATACTTTTTTAAATATGCAAAATTTCATCTTGTTCATTATCCCAAAAGTGTTCGTGACGATTGTTATAACTGTTGTAGATTGAAAACGAGCGTGGTTGTGGATAGAGCGAGTAAAATTGGCAATGATTTCACTGTTAAAATACCACGTCTATTACAGCCTGGATGGGATAAAATATCGGATGGCGCCAGAAAGTTCATGAATCCATTTGATTTTTGATTAATGACACATTCATGTCAATATTTATATGCGTATTATATAAATATTGGAATTTTGAAACCATGGGAAAAAAATGTATACCTGGCGTGATATGCATTGAAAATATGACGCTTTTTTTCATTTTTGTTATATTGGTCGTTGTCATCTATTTATGGTATATCCACTTTGTAAAGAATCAGAATCACCATAACGACAATAGAGAACGTAAAGAAACTGGGTCCGTAGTCATTGTATCACAACCTAGCGTGCCTGCTTTAGCAACTATTTCTCCCAGAAGAGATCCTTTTAATGATCCATATGCACCACCTTTACAAAGCGATGGCATATATTATCCCACAGGATTCAGTGACCCTAGAGGCCTCCCGGTAAACATAAAAACGCGGGGACTACAAACTGGATATCAACAAGTCGGAATATTAACAAGAACCAGCGGACAATCGAATGATATGATCTTACCACTTATGGGTCGCCGAAATACGTCAGGAAGAGATAAATGGCAATACTATACGATCTCGAATAGTGGTAATTTAAACACCAAATTACCAATTAGTGTAAATGGCAAAAGTTGCACGAGCGAACATGGTTGCGATGATATAAATAATGGTGATATGGTCTATGTCGAAGGTTATAATGATACCTTCCGTGTTACGATTTATGAAAACGATTCCTTTCAATATATACCTTATCTTTAGGACTGAATTTAGTCAATTGCATAGGATAAAGTATATATTAGTATTATATACAGTGTTAGATGTCTACTTTTAATATTAATGATCAAGAAGATATAAGTAAAAAAAAAAATATAACTTATTCCTACGGAAGCAATCTCGTCTATAATTCCGTGATTAGTGAAGTTAAACCGAATAATAATAAATTTTATTTAAGCATGGATTATCGTTTCGCGAATGGAACAACGAACGTTTCTTACAAAGACGATTATGGAGATGTGATAAATTATACTTCCAATAAATTGTACATGTTCGGACTACTACACAATAATATTAGCGGGATAACGGACACAAATACGGACGTGATTGGCGAACTCATTATCGAGAACATAGATATTAAAACATCGACCAAATTATATACGTGTTTTTTAATCAAGCAAGATTTATCGCCTATTTCAAAGTCGAATGATATTGATAATATTGTCGCTATGCATCGATCAACCACAATACAAAGCGCGTCGACCCAATTAACTACGAGTCATCCTGGCGATAAAACGGGGACCACAGTGCCTCAAACTATACCCACGCAGTCAAAATGTATCATTTATAACGATTTACAAGCGAATGGTGCTATCAATAAAATTGTTGTATTTATTGATCCTGTCTTGGTAAAGAGTGAAACGGCGGATTATATTAAAACTTTATACTCGGATACGAGTCCTCTTTTTAGTATCGATGCGCCCAATCAAAAATCAATATTAGATGATAATAATATATCTACCGGCGATGATGATATTTATATTGATTGCAGTCCGACTACGCCTGAAGGTCAACTCGATAAAACCGTGAATACATATAGTATACCTATCGATGGTGAAGGAAACGCAAAGACTCAGGAAAGCGATTTTATGAAGACGTCGGTGAATTTTTATGTCTTCATCATTGGGCTAGTATTTATTTATTTTACCATTCCTGGATTATATAGATTGATCGTCATTAAAAATGTAAATAAACAAATGGGTGGAGGGACTGACTCGCTATTGCGTATTCGAAGTGCGGACATATTTATTACAATTTTATTTTTTATAGGAATTGTTGTATCATTTTCCAATGGGTTTTCTAGTAACGATTATAATCTAGTAACTTTTGGCATGTTTTTATCGGTTCTCTTTGGGTTATCTTTTACGTTAGTGCAAATCAATAAAACGACGAGTGAAGATTTCTTGAAAGATGGTCTACCTAATGAATCTAAATACTTTCCATCATACAAAGGGTTTGCACCAAAGGCACTGGAGATGCTGGAAGATGGCGGCGAATTTTTATTCGTATCGTTGTTTTCAGTTTTTTTAGATAGATCCTTTTGGACCATCTTATTTGGATTAGGTATTTTTTTTACATTATGTATGACCCCGGTTTTTATAACAGGAGACTCTCAAAAAATATCATATTATTCAAAAATTTCATATGGCGCTCTGTTACCCTTAGTAACTTCGTTCGTTTATTTGGTAATAAATTCACAATAATATATAAATAAATGAGCACAAGCCATAATATCGGCCCGCCTCCTGGATCTATTATGTCTTATTTAGGCTCTTCAGATCCAGATGGATGGGTACTATGCGACGGCGTAGCAAGAACCGATAATAGCGATTCGAGATATAATAAATTAAATACTCTTGGCATTGGCTCTGGCGGAAGTGGCACTTCCAATTATACGCCACCTGATTTAAGAGGGAAATTTTTATATAGTGCGACCTCAACGGGATCTACTCTTTTGACTACTGGAGGAGCGACATCTTTTACGATTGCTACTGCTAATTTACCATCGCACACACATAGTGGGACAACTGCGTCTGGTGGAAGCACATCACACACGCACACAGCGACCGTGACTGATCCACAACACACACATAGCGGAACAACCGCGTCCGGAGGAAGCACATCGCACACGCACACGGCGACAGTCACTGATCCACAACACACTCATACAGGTACAACCGCGTCTGGCGGACAGACAGCGCACACGCACACTGCAACATCTACCGATGCTGGCCATTCTCATTATTTTCCAAACGATCATGGGCATGATGATTATAATTTTACCAGCGCGACTGCCACAACTGGATCCGATACGTCTAGTCAGGGGTCAGATAATCTTTATGTGTCTACTGGGAAAGCATCCATAACAACCACAGTGGCTGCTGCTGATATAAGTCATACGCACACATTTACAACAGGATCGTCTGCTACCGGCATTACAGTTGCGAATGCCGCTGTAGATATATCTCACACACATACAATTACAACCGGGCAATCGGCCACTGGAATTACAGTTGCAAATACATCAGTAGATATATCACACACACATACATTTACAACAGATAGCACAGGTCAAGGCCAAGCCCTTTCATATATGCCGCCATATACTACTGTAAACTATATTATCAAATATTAAATATTTGTGTATTCTCATGGTTATATAATTCTGTTTATTATATAACAATGAGTACGAGTCATGATATTGCGCCTCCGCCTGGATCCATTGTTTCATATTTAGGATCATCAGATCCCGATGGATGGATAATTTGCGATGGCGTGACTAGAACAGATAATAGCGATTCAAGATATAATAAATTAAATGCCCTTGGGATTGGCACAGGTGGAAGTGGCACTTCAAATTATACTCCGCCTGATCTAAGAGGAAAGTTTTTATTTAGTTCTTCTACTACATATCCAACTATATTATCTAGTGGTGGCGCAACCACTACGACTCTTACTACAGCAAATATGCCAGCGCACACGCACACTGGAACCACTGATTCGGGGGGTGGTTCACACACGCACACTGCGACAGTAACCGATGCTGGACATTCTCATGGCGGCGCCACTGTTAGTGGTGGTGGATCTCATACACACACAGCAACTGTAACTGATGGTGGGCATAATCATGGCGGAACAACTTCAACGTATACAGATACACACACACACACTGCTACGTCTGCCGACGCTGGACACGCACACTCTTTCTCAACATATCAGGACGATTATAACTGTACTGGAGCAAGCGGCAGTCAACAAACGCCTGCATTTAGTAAAGACGCTGGTGCTAGTGATAGCACTAAAGCCACATGGACGCTTGCTACAGGATATTCATCAATAACTACTTCAATAGCCGATACAACGGTGAGTCATTCTCATACAATCAATTCAGGGACTACGGGGATAACAGTTGCCAACGCTTCAACAGATATAAGTCATACTCACACCATCAGTTCGGGAACCACAGGTATAACTGTTGCGAATGCTTCGACGAATATCGATCATACTCATACATTTACTACAGGTTCAACTGGACAAGCATCATCGGTTAGCATATTACCTCCATTTAAAACAGTAAATTATATCATCAAATATTGAATGTGTATTCTTATGGTTATATAATTCTGGTTATTATATAACAATGAGCACGAGTCACAATATTGCGCCCCCGCCCGGATCTATTATTTCATATTTAGGGACTACAGATCCAGATGGATGGATCATTTGTAACGGCACTACGAGAACGGATAATAGCGATTCGAGATATAATACATTATTTGCACTTGGAATTGGAAGTGGTGGAAGTGGCACTTCGAATTATACTCCCCCCGATCTGAGAGGGACTTTTTTATTTAGTTCTTATCTCACAAATACAAGTTTATTGTCTAGTGGTGGTGCAACGACTGCGACTCTTACAACTGCAAACTTGCCTGTACATACACACACTGGAACAACGGATTCGGGAGGTGGTTCACACACACACACAGCAACAGTTACCGATGCTGGACATAATCATGGCGGCGCAACTGTTAGCGCAGGGGGGTCGCACACGCACACTGCAACTGTAACTGATGGTGGGCATAATCATGGGGGGTCAAGCACTACATATTCAGGAACGCACAACCACACGGCCACATCTACTGATGCTGGGCACGCGCATACATACTATTCGTATCAGGACGATTATAATAGAAGTGCTATTAGTGGGCAAGCGACGGGCGCATTTGGCGAAGATGGCGCTGGCGCTGTTTCGTGGACATTGACCACAGGAAAGGCCGTAATAACTACTACAATAGCCAATTTAAGCGTTAGTCATTCTCACACAATAACTTCTGGGACCGCCGGGATAACAGTTGCCAACGCTTCAACAGATATAAGTCATACACATACAATCAATTCTGGGACAACGGGCCTAACGGTTGCGAACGCTTCGACGAATATCGATCATACTCATGCATTTACTACAGGTTCAACTGGCCAAGGCACGTCTATTAGCATTTTACCTCCATATAAAACAGTGAATTATATTATCAAATATTGAATGTGTATTCTTATGGTTATATAATTCTGTTTATTATATAACAATGAGCACGAGTCATAATGTTGGACCTCCGCCTGGGTCCATTGTTTCGTATTTAGGATCATCAGATCCAGATGGATGGATAATTTGCAATGGCACTACGAGAACAGATAATAGCGATTCTAGATATAATAAATTAAATACTCTAGGTATTGGAACGGGAGGAAGCGGAACTTCGAATTATACTCCTCCTGATCTAAGGGGCACATTTTTATTTAGTATATCAGACTCTTATCCAACTATATTGTCGAGTGGTGGCGCAACATCTGTTTCTCTTACAACTGCAAACATGCCAGCGCACACACATACGGGGACAACCGATTCTGGAGGAGGTTCCCACACACACACTGCAACAGTAACCGATGCTGGACATGCTCATGGAGGAGCCACTGTTAGCGGTGGAGGTACACACACACACACCGCAACGGTAACTGATGGCGGACATAATCATGGGGGATCTACTGCTGAATATTCAGACACACATAATCACACGGCTACATCTACCGATGCTGGGCATGCGCATACATTCACAACATATCAGGATGATTATAATACAACTGGAGGCAATAATAGTCAAACCCGTCCAGCATTTGGTGCAGATGCCCAAACCACCACCGTAACATATACAGGCGTTAATACAGGATACGCGTCAATAACTACTACGTTAGGCAATGCATCAGGCATTAATCATAATCATACAATCAATTCTGGGACGACGGGAATAACTATTTCAAATGCTTCAGTTGATATAAGTCATACACATACAATCAATTCAGGGACTACGGGTATATCAGTATCGAACGCTTCAACAAGTATAAGTCATACTCATACATTCACTACTGGGTCAACTGGCCAAGGCACGTCTGTAACCACTTTACCTCCATATGTCATCGTAAATTATATTATTAAATATTAAACCCTATCCAATTATGTATACAAATTTGTTTACATAATTCAAAAAAAACGTTTATACGACAGACGCACTGCCCACGCTCTCGGCCACAGGCTTAAATGTACTAGTGCTATAAACGCTAGCATCGCTATGTCCAATTGGCGCCATCTTATCTACAATTTGCTCTTCTAAGGATTCCTTCTTAGGAGGATTCATGGCAACCATTTCCACTGCTCGCTTAGCCTCGCTAGGCGTATATTGAATTGTGGCAGCAATGGTATTCGTTTTACTCGTACGACGGATCATTTCATACGCTACAAAGATAAAGACAATCGCTAAAATAGGGTTCGCATAAAAATAAAGATATAAGGCCACGACAAACATGAAAATTATACCTAAAGGGGAATCAACCACGCCATAAAACAAGGAAGGGGTCTGGATAGGTAAAATTAAATATAATACAAAAATAACAAATAATGTCTTTTCCAAGGGAGTGACCGATTTAATTATTTTGGCTATGTCCATTTTGATATATTATATCATAGCATTATATTTTTACACTGATGTATCCTAAATTATATATCAATAATGGTTTAAAATTATATCGCCATATATCCATAGGATGAGACGAGGAAAATTTATTACCAAACCTAAGAATGCGATACAACCTATGCCGAAAAAGGATTTGATTACGGTGTTATCAGAAGATTATAAACAAATAATCTGTTCTCAATCTTATCTCGGTAAGAAGGGATATACAATTCCAAAATCCGCATTGACGGCCGAAGACATCGAATTTCTTCGGAAAGATTTGTTTGTACGACCCATAATGTTCGGTGCGAATTATGGCGCAAAGGGCGAAGATGCCACTGCGTTCCCTGTGTTCCGTGAAAATGCAAATAAACTCTATATTCCGCGTTTTTATGGGATTCAGAGATATGGACTGCCACCGCGATCGGAATTAGATAAGGGAGATGACATATCATTGACATTTGATAAACCTCTCCGTGATTATCAGGAAAAAATTATCGATGTCTATATGCAACATATTCAATCCAATATTTGTACGACTGGAGAAGAAAAGGGGAATGGCGGGATACTCGAAGTGCCTTGCGGGCGTGGTAAAACAATCATGGCACTAAAAATCATATCGCTGCTTAAGAAAAAAACGCTGATCCTGGTCCATAAAGAGTTTCTTATGAACCAGTGGATTGAACGAATCACAGATTTCTTGCCCGGCGCAAAAGTGGGTAAAATCCAGGGGGGCGTGTTCGATGTGGAAGGTAAAGATATTGTCATTGGCATGATCCAAAGTCTATACGATAAAGAATATTCGGCAAACGCGTTCTCGTCGTTTGGCCTCACCATTATTGATGAAGTCCATCGTATAGGAAGTGAGCAATTTTCGAGAACGCTTTTTAAAACGATCACACCGAATATGCTTGGAATCTCTGCGACCGTGGATCGTAAAGATAAACTCACGCGTATATTATACATGTTTATCGGCGAAAAGATCTATACGGAAAAACGCGAGGATGATGATCCGGTTTGTGTTCGCGCTATCCATTATAGTACAAACAATACAGAATTTAATGAAGTCGAACTCGATTTCCGCGGAAATCCGAAATATAGTTCCATGATCGTGAAATTATGCGATTATTCTCCTCGTAGTGATTTCATTATCAAAGTCGTTCGCGATTTATTAGAAGAATCTGAGAACCAGATCATGATTTTATGCCATAATCGTTCTCTATTAAAGTATTTATTTGAAGCCATCGAATATCATAAATTGGCGACGGTCGGCTATTATGTGGGTGGTATGAAGCAAAATGCCCTGCAGGATACGGAGAGTAAACAGATCGTATTAGCCACTTATGCCATGGCCGCAGAAGCCCTAGATATAAAGTCTCTGTCTACTCTGATTATGGTTACTCCGAAAACGGATATTACACAGTCCGTGGGAAGGATTCTACGTGTAAAGCATGAAAATCCGATCATCGTAGATATTGTAGATTCACATGATCTATTTCAAAATCAATGGGCCCAGAGGCGCAGATTCTATAAAAAATGTAATTATCGTATCAGGGAAATCGACAGCACAAAATATAAAAATATGACCTTGGATTGGGAAGCAGATACGACGTGGAAGCGCACATTTGAACCCAAGAATAAAGATAAGGATAAAGAGGGTTCTGGATCAGAGGATGCCGATGATTTGAAACCGAATACTTCAAATCAAGGTAAATGTCTTATTAATACGTGTTTGTTTGATGCGCTTTAAAAAAACCAAAAACGCTTGGTCTTTTTACTTTTACGTCTAGAACTTTTACGCTTGGATGTCTTTCTCTTTTTGCCACCTAATTGGCCACCCGTAGTAGAAGGAATGGTGTTCTTTAATCCACCTTGTTCTATTGTGGCAGGCGCAAGGGCACTTCCGCCAGTTATCTTGCAAGATGAGCAATTGCCCCCCTTCATGGTCTTTGCTCCCTTCTTTCCTTTTTTACCACCCACTAATTTGGATTCAAACTTGGAAGGAGCACTCCCACTAAGCGCTCCAGCATCGGCAGGTAACACATTACCACCGCTCTGGAACTTTGTCTCTGTTGATCCGTTGCCTGACATTATACTATATGGCTATATATTCTTTTAACCACATGCCTAAAAATATACGCGCCAATATATATGAAACCCCGACAACTTTTCACGGATGGATGGAACTCATTTTGGCATGTTGTCTTCGGGATTTTAGCTATTCGATACATAATCATCATGCCCATATTCGTGATTTATCAATTCATCGATATATATGAAAAAAATCTACTTGTTGATCTAACTGAGTTTTTCATTGGTTTTTTTGGCACCATGATTGCATTAACATTATTAGAATACGATATTAAATATACCACCTTCCCATTTTAAATAATTTTACGCATATTATTTAAAAACCTTAATCATTTTGAAAAAGAAACGGGGTCACTTTTTTTTTTTGGACATTTTAAAAATGTCCATTTTTGAAAAAGGCGAGGTAAATGTTTGAAAAACATCGATGCACCCGGTGATGCAGTAAAAACCGAAAAAACAAGAAAAATATGGCTGCATAAAAATTAAATAGTTTTACGCAAAATCATATAGAAAAAATTTCTGTCTATATTTTAGGCTAATAAAAAAACGCCAAAAAACGCCAAAAAACGCCGGCAAAAAAATCATCCGAAAAATCAGACCATATTGGAGCAAATATGGAAAATAATGAAATAAATGTGGCGCTGCAGACTAACAAATGGCTAATGGAGACTAATGAAAAAACGCCGGGCAAAGAATCTTTTATTTGTGACGATTGTCAGTTTATATGTTATAAGCGAAGTGAATGGTCTCGTCATATTTCAAGACAAAAGCATTTGAAACAGGTTGCGAAACCTGCTGCCAAACCGACCACGACGAATGGACAATTTAAGTGCGAATGTGGTCATGGATATAAACATATGTCGAGCCTTTGTAAACATCGTAAATCTTGCAATGCGTTTTCTAAGAAAGTTGATCCGCCATCCGAACCTATGCAGTCAGATAATTTATCTACGGAAATGATTATGGAGTTTATGAAACAAAGTAAGGATATGCAGAACTTCTTTATGGAGCAACATAAAGAACTCCAGACCACGATCGTGGAAATGTCGAAGCAAAAATCGGTAACCAACAATATTCAAACGAATAATATCACGAATAATAATAACTTTAATCTGAACTTGTTCTTAAATGAGCAGTGTAAAGATGCGATCAATATCGATGATTTTATTGAATCGCTACAATTAGACGTAGAAGATTTGAAGAACACGGGAAAGTTGGGCTATGTTCTCGGAATATCGAGAATATTTATCAACAGACTGAAGGAATTGGATGTGTATACACGCCCACTTCATTGCACAGACATTAAGAGAGAAACTGTATATATCAAGGATCAAAACGCATGGGAAAAAGAGAGTGCAGATAAGAGCCATTTAAAGCAAGTCGTCAAAAAAATCGCGAGGAAAAATCTACAGCAGTTACCCGTTTGGCAGTCACAGAACCCCGAATTCGTAAATCTGGATACGCCCGAAAATAATGAGTTCTTACAGATATCGTTGAATTCACTGGGATCATATACACCGGAGCAAGAGGAAAAGGATATTGATAAAATAGTGCGTAATGTTCTTAAAGAAGTGATCGTTGAAAGATAAAATGTTTAGTCACTATATATGAACATACGCACGGCTCAACAGATTTTTTATATTGTTGTTTTGATTTTACTGATACAATTTGTGTTTAATGGAAAACAAGAACGTGTGTAAAAATTGAATAGGATATTATGATTTTTGAATCATAATATCAAAATGGACCCTAAAACCGCTATCATCACATTCTTCTCTGGAAAAAAAGAGTATCGATCTCTAAGTAATTTTTGGGAGGCCGATATCGAAATCTATCACAATTATGAAATTCGGCAATATGAAAGCGGAGAGCACGCATTTCATGGCGAAAAGTATATGCGCATTTCCGATTATTGTGCCTCTGAATCTAGAAAGGCAGAACTGATAAAATATGGCCAAACTTTTATGAAAGGATCTCTTTATAAAACAGGCGCGGAAGTAAAAAGAGTAGGTGGAAAAAGGGGTCTACGACTGACAGAAAATGAACTATCTGTTTGGTCAACTATTTGTATACAGGTGCAAAAAGAAATATGCATATGGAAATTCAATAACTATGAAGAAGTGAGAGAAGATCTAAAAAAGAGTGGCACAAAAATATTGGTCCATCCTGCATTACGTTGTGCTGAAGATAAAATAGAAAAGACTGCGTTTTGGGAAGGAAAGGGAGTAGTTCGAGACGGTGGTTTAGTGATCCTGGGAAAAAATATGTTAGGGAATATATGGATGTCATTGCGTTAACAAAACTTTCTGTGCACGTAAAGAATGCTTAAAATCAGTTTATGCAGAATGCCTTTAAATTTTTTTCGCGATGCAGAAATGTAGGAATAGAATGCAGCAAGTCGATCTGGGTTCGTTATAAAGTCATCAAAATCGTATTCGTCCCAAAAACTAAATTGTTTCTTATATCTAGCAAATCCGTTTCTTGATGAATAACCCCATGCTAAAGCAACCACCTCTATAACCCATTGGATCAATAAAGGTTTTCTGATACCTTCGTCACAATAATCTAGTAAAGCACTATCCATATTCGTTTGGAAGGTTTGCTGATAAAATGGACACATATCCGACATATATTTTGCAGGCGTGCCCAATTTTATAAATTTTAAAAGAATATCGAGCGGTAGTTGCTTTAACATTGCATTTAATCTTGACGTAGAAAAGCCACAGATTATAAAAGACGTTTTCCAACCTGGATAATATGTCCAACATGGATTATCTGGAGTGGAGACATATTTATGAAATAGATACTCTACGCCATAGATTCGCTTGGAAACAGAGTGATCGATGTATTCCAAACAGACAGGTAAAAGATCTTCGGGCATTTTATCCAATGTCATAAGTGCGTCTGTCTCATTTATTTCTTCGAACATCTCGTTTTCATCATTATCATAATGATGACATACATCATAATAATCGTCGAGCCCTTGATCAATCAAATACGTTTTATATCCATGCTTCTTGAGTTTTCGTGAAGCAATCATAATACTGCTGTTTGTTTATTTTCAAAATTATTTGAAAGAGTTATTCAATTTTGTGCTTAAAAAAATAAAGTTGTATACATTTAATCACAATGTATACAATTGTAACACAACTACTGCAGTAGTGCAGCAAAACTATCATTTAGAAATAATTTATGCAGTTACTATATAATGTCAATCACTTTAACGCCCGCACAGCAAAGCGAAATCACTGCCTATATTAATGCATATAGAGCCAAACACCAAGCCCCTCCATTAATTTGGGATAACACAATTGCAGGCGTTTCCAACCAATGGTCCAATTATTTATTGACCAATAAATTATTTGAACATAGTAATAATTCTTCTTATGGAGAGAACCTGGCATATTTTCAAGGGTATGGAACGGATGTCATGACATTATTGAAGAATTCGGTAGATTCTTGGTATAACGAAGTCGTTTATTATAATTTCAATACCCCTGCATTCTCAACAACCACCGGCCATTTTACGTGTTTGGTTTGGAAATCAAGCACAAAATATGCTATTGGCATTTCTATAGATAACGTATCTAGCGCAGCAGATATTGTTATGAATACATCGCCACCTGGAAATGTGATGGGGCAATTCGAGCAGAATGTGTTACCAGTTTCTTCAGGACCTGTTCCTGGTCCAAGTCCTGTTCCTGTTCCTGTTCCCGGGCCCGGGCCCATTCAAATTGATAAGAATGAAATTGTGAATGAACTCTATAACATAATTACAATGATACAGGCAGGGGCGCCTAAAAAAGCAATCGCTAATTATATTATTAACGTTGTCATTGAGATTAATTCGGCAAAACAATTATCAATAAAAGACAAATCAGATATTCTTAAAATGTTATATGGCGTCTTGGGTCAAGTTAGATCTAGAATTAACATTCCACCATTGAATATAGTTACCAATATAAATACGATTATTAGTAAATTGATTTCTTTATTATAAATGTTACCTCACTAATGTATTGATATGTACCACCTTGGCGTACTTATCAACAACTTTGACAGGTACCCACTTCTTAAATTTATTATGAAATACACATTCCATCAATAAGACTTTATTTAAATCCACATACTTATCCTCATTCATGTTTTGAAAATCCTCCTCGTCATCACTTTCCTCGATATAATCAATATTTTTATTTTCGCGGATCTTTCGAAACAGTCCATTCAAAAAAACGCTCGATTTATAATTGGGAACATAGGCAACATTATAATACACAGGAATCTTATTTTTCCCATAAGCAAATAGATGATAAATATCATATTGAATATCGGCAGTCACTTGAAATACAGTGGGGTATTTATATTGAGGTTTATAAAAATCCATCGTAATCGGAATACTTTCAAACTTATGCGACGACATTTTCTTACAATCCGAAGGCAATACAACACTGTTTAATTTGCGTGTTAAATATACATTCAAATAAGGCATGGTTACATTTAGTGTCCTATATTGAATATGATGCGGCACATAAGCAGTGGTTTTCAAAATGACATCAGGAATTGCAGTGGGGCATTCATCACCATCCTTTAACGCCACTTCCCACATTAAGGGAAGTGTGAAAAGCATATCGGAGACCGTTGTAAATTTCTTGGGCGTAGATTGCATGAACTTTTCCAAGAAGCATAGTTTCTCATGAAAACAGGATTTCACTAAGGGGATCCCCTTATAATAAAAGATATCCTCAATCACAAAGCATTGCGAGGAATTTGTCTCATCTGCATAAAGAGTTCCATATAAAATAGTTCCTAAGGATAGCGAATCCTCAAACTGCAAGGGAAGACGCTTTGCGGTAGAAATCCTTCTTTCTTTATTTAATTCAAACAAATAGCACACATCTTTATCTTCGTGAAACGTAAACCATGTATACACTTTTTTCCCACTTGGAATAGCCAACGCAACATTATATTCAGAAGAAACCTTCTTATGAGAGTTCGTTTCATAAGGAAGTTCAAACGTAGGGAAACGTTTCATCAATTGGGCGATTTGATTCGGATAGAGATTCATAATAATCGAGACTTTATGATGAATCAATATTATAATATCACAATTTGTTTTTATATATTTTTCGTAAATATATTATCAAAGCGAATTCATAAATGCAGTGAGATCTTCCATCATATTTAGTTTTTCGTCTTCGGGAATAAACTCTTGTGCTGGAGAACTTGGCTGTTGTATTTCCTCTATGATTTTCTTATACTTTTCAATCTGCGTGTTTACTAAATCCTTCGTTTTTTTCTTACTATATGTATCTCTCAAATAGTTCCAAGATAAATGGATTCCATAGATCACGACCACGGAAATGATTATATTTACCAGGATTAAGAATAAAGAATTTGAGAACATGAAAATAGAAGATATATATCAATCGTAGATATAGATTTTATTTATTCTACGTGTATATCCATTTCCAACTAAATAATAAAAAAATCTACTTAAATAAATTGTTTAATGTTAAATTAAGGATGTCTCAGATTACGATTTTATCCGTTGAAAAGCCCGGCAATATTAAAGAGATCAGTGTAAAATCTATCGACGAAAGTGAATTATATAAAAAAGCAGGTTTCAAAACTCCAGAGGGTTTCAAATGCCATGTTCAATGGGCCATTGAAGATTTAAATAAGAAGTCGTATTGTATTGCGGTATATGGAAAAACTACGGGTCGAGCGACCCAAGAGAATAAGTTTGAATTTCCGCCACCCATTGATACTACGCTTTTCTTTGGCAATTGTATTATTGTAAATAAAAAGGGAGATAAAATCGTGAATCTCCCAGCCGAGGAGTGGGATTCGATATATGAATATTTATATGGCGGATTTGAGGACCTAGGCGATGATGAAGATGACGAAGATGAGGATGAAGAAGATGATGATCTACCAAGAACAAAAAGCGGTTACGTAAAGGATGATTTTGTAGTAGACGATGATGAGGAAGAGGAATCTGAGGAAGAGGAATCTGAAGAAGAGGAGGATGACGATGATGAAGAGGAAGAGGTATATAAGAAAAAATCAAAGGCCAAGTCTGTAAAGAAGCCACCTGCAAAAGCCAAGAAGGAAACAAAAAAGAAGTCTGCGGGTCAACTGTTGGAAAACGTATTCTCGAGTTTTGCGGCGGCAGCAGAAGAAGAAACCTATTTAGATTGTACAAGCGAATTAAGTGAGGAATCCTATGTATAAAAAATTGAATATCAATATGTAACATAGTATAAAGATATATTGACATAAGCATAAAATGCATAAGATAGAGAATCCAGAGACTTTCAGAAAAAACGTCCATAAAAAGTTCACACCTATTCTTGGAGATGAGGCCATAAGTATTAATTTGGAAAAAGGCATTTATAACTACGCCATCAAAGAGGCAAACTCCCGGAAGATAATCAAGAAGTGGGAAAACCCCTATTTCGCACAGATTTATTTGGATCGTCTACGGAGTATTTATATTAATCTGAAGAACGAGGATCTCACAACTCAATTAAAGAATAAGGAGATCGCACCACAAACATTGGCGTTTATGACCCACCAAGAGATGAATCCAGATCATTGGCGAAAGATGATCGAAGATAAAATCAAGAGAGATTCGAATAAGTATACGACACAAAAGCAGGCATCTACGGATATGTTTACTTGTAAAAAGTGTAAATCAAAGAAGTGTACCTATTATGAACTTCAAACACGAAGTGCGGATGAGGCAGCGACGTGCTTCATTACTTGCTTGAATTGCGGCAAAAACTGGAAGTCTTAAATGTGATTCATAAATCGCGAAAAAATTGAATATCTTTTTTATAGGTGTGAACTTATAAAAAAGAAAGGATGTCGTGCATATCGATATTTATACCGAATATTGTGCCGGGTGTTTGTGGTGGATACATTCCTATTTCAAGGATAACTCCGAACACACAAAACTTTATTCATAACGCGAATATTAGGAAACCTGGTAGCATATTCATAGCACCGACAGAAAAATTAAAGAACGACCATATTCTTCTTCGTAATAGACCTGTGTGGAAGTTATATAATGATTTCCTACGTGCCAAGTTGATAAAAAAACAAAGGGAACAAGAAGCATTAGATGACTATTTTATTGGGAGGATATCGGATGACGATATTGACGAATTATATAGATGAAGCATTATGCCAGTATTTCTAGGTCCGCGAATCTCCAATATTCGCATCCGCCATTTGGAATAGGACGTTTAATAATAAAGGGGATTTTTTTCTCTTCAAACTCCTTAAGTGCGATCAAATAGCCATCAATCACAGTTTCGTCTACTTCGACAAAGGGCTTGCCGCCAGCATTAATCTGCTTAGCGCGCTCACCCAAGATCCTCGCCTTTTCGTATCGTGTGATAAACGGAAGCGTTTTATGAAGAGGGTCGATGATATTACCATACTCATCACGAACAACACGAGAAAGCATATCGATCTCCTCGTAATTATGCGCTTGTAGTTCTGGATGGAAATCGGAGATGATCTTTTCTTGGGTTAGAGTATCGAATTTTTGTAAGTAGTTTTCGTCATCCTCATCTTCATCCTCATCTTCATCATCTTCAATCTGAGGAAACGGTTGTCTCGCAATTTCGCCATCTCCTGCATCTCCTAAAATAGCGTCTTCGTCATCTTCGTCATCATCATCTTCCTCCTCTCCCTCATCCTCTTCTGCTTCAGATTCAGGCATTTCACTTTCGTCATCATTTGCTTGATCTGCAGGCGCATCTTCTTCCAAGTCTTCCTCCTCCTCTTTTTCTACTTCGTTTTCTAAGTCTTCGGGATCCATTGTTATAATAAAATACTCAGAGTTATTTCTAAATTATTCTAGATGGATATATTCAATTTTTCTACGAACAACTATTGTTATGTTTGTTCGTTCGTCTTCCAGGTCGTATCACATTCGCTGCAAATATACAAGTACTTCAAGTTATCATCATCATATCTCACATAGATCACTTCCGTGGGGTTTTTACCATCTCCCTTATTGGTCACGCATTCGACATTGGGGCATTTCATGTTATAAATGCGAGGGAGTGTGGGATCCAATTTCGTATATTTGTTGATGATATGGTTAAATTTCTGTTCCCCTTTTTTCAATTGTGTGTTTAATACACAAACGCCCTCTTCGGTGATCGTCTCATCCTTATGTTTACAGTTACGGCAGTAATAGGTCAATTGATTGGGATCATCCACACTGATCCCAATGTAGTACATATTATCGCATTTCACGCAGAACTTCATTATATATTACGGCAATATTTGTTTATACTGGTTCCTTTTGATATATTTTTGTATTCAATTTTTCTAACAATGATATATATAATGTCAAAAACACAAACAGTGCCCAAAACCTCGATAACTACATTTTTGAGACTAAATAATAATTAACAGCAGTTTCTTTATAATCAATACTCTTTTGATGAGGCATATAATTTAATTAGACAAATATGTATGTATAGTTTATATGGTAACTTGCTGTTATATTTTGAGCGATGACGATAAAACGAAATATTCTGAAAATATGTCCGGATGTAATTGTGTTGAAGGAAATAGAGACGAGTTGGTAGAGCAAATTCAAAAGGATAAAGAATTTTGCAGGGATCAAGAAGCAATTA